ATGCGGGAGCGGATCGTCGATGGCACCTACGCGCCCGGGGGCAGGCTGCCGTCCGCAATGGCGATCTGCGACGAGTTCGAGATCAGCCAGGTGACCGCGAAGCGCGTACTGAAGGAGCTGCGGGAGGCCGGGCTGGCGGCCATGTACCCCGGTGTGGGGACGTTCGTCACCGAGTTGCCACAGCCGCCAGGCGAGGGCTGATTGTCAGAGCCGGGCCGTAGGCTTTGCCGTATGCCTCCCTCCCCGCCACCGCAGGGTCTTGTGCGGCCTTCCGCGGTCGTGAATGCGGAGATTCGCGCCCTCGTCCGGGCGTGCGGGGGCTGGCTGTACGGGGAGGCGCGGGATCGGTATGCGCTGCTCGTCGCGGAGTGGACTGTGGCGACGGCTGCTGAGCGGCGGCGCGTGGAGGTCGTGAAGGCGGCGTGACCGGGCCGCGTACACTCCCGCCGTGGCTGACATCGACTTCCCCGACGATCTGATCGCGTTGGAGCGTGCCGCCTGGGCCGCGATCCAGGCCGGCACGCTCACCGTTGACCAGGCGTCCGCCGTACAGGACCGCATTACCGCCTGGACGGCCGAGACGGGGCTCGACCGGCACACGGTGGAGATGGGGCTCAAGCGAGCCGTCAGGCACGCCGAGATGGCGGAGTAGGGGACGAGTAGGACGGAATCTGCAACGCCCGGAAGATGCGCTGCCGGAGTTCCCGCTGCCGCTCTTCCTCGCTCAGGGCATTGATCCGACGCATCTCACGCAGCAGTCGATCGCGCTTCAGCGGGGGCAGATTCGGGCTGAACAGGTCCACGGTGGCTACGAGCTGAGCATCGTCCACGGCCCCTCCAAGGTTGCGGCCCGCCCCGGGGTTCCACGCTCGAGACGGGCGCCAGTAACTCACAGCAAACCCGGCTTGATCGAAAGACATCTATGCCGGACAAGTCCACTCTACGAGCAGCCACTGACAACGCGGGGCGCGTCGACATGCGGTAGGTGCCGGGCTCGTAGGTGGGCCGGGGCCGACGGCGGAGCAGCGCCTTGAGAGCGCGCTCGCGGCTGGGATACAGGCGGTACGTCATGGCCCGCAGCATGGCAGAGTCCCGTAGTCCCACCCGGGCGCCTGTGGACAACTTCGACGGCCGACGGCAGCCGCAAGCCTCCCGTGGGGAGCCGGGAGGTGCGGCGGGCCCCGCCGAGAACGCGTCCCGGCAGGGCCCGACAAGGGACCATCACCCGGGGGTTGGCTCCGATCCCGCACCAACACCATGCACCACAAACCAGCCACCGGCATAGGGGGCGGCTGAAACTAGCCGCAGGCGCGCAAGCTGGCCCGTCAGGTGAGCCGGGAGAGCAGCCGTTCGGCGCGCTGTCGCTTGATCTGCTCGCGCTCGGCCGCTCGTGCGTGTGCCGCCTGCTCGCGTGCGGCTGCTCGTGCGTCAGGGTTGAGGAGTCGGGCCACGGTGGTTGGGTGCCACTTCCCGCCGCGCTTGGAGGGGATCTCGGCGGCGTTGAGCCGGTCGCAGATACCCCGGATGGACACGCCCTCTGCCTGCCATGCGCGCATCTGTTCGAGCACGGTGGCTTCGTCGTCGTCGACGGTCAGCACTTTGTCGGAGGCACGCTGCCCGTAGGCAGGGGCTCCGTAGGCGTACCCGCCGGCGGCCGCTTTGGTCTTGCGCCCGTTGCGGAGTCGCTTGGTGATGAGTCCGCGCTCGAGCTGAGCGGCTGCTCCCATGACCTGACGGACGAAGGTGCGCATCGGGTCGTCGTCGTCGTCGGGGATGTGCTCGCCATGGTCGACGGTGAACACGCGGCCTCCGTGCGCCCACACCACGCTGAGCGTCGCCTCCTGCACGGTCAGCTCACGGGCCACCCGGTCGAGGTTCGGCGCCAGGATGCCGTCAGCGTCACCGGCCGCCACGAGCGAGAGCGCTTCGTGCAGCCCGGGGCGCTCGTCGTCGGATGCCTTGCCGGTGATCCCGCCATCGGTGCACACCTTGACGATTCGCACGCCGCCGAGCGCGGAGCCGGCAGTGCGCGCCCACTTCCGGCAGTCCTTCTCCTGTGCCTCGAGGCCGTAGCCGTCGAGCTGTCCGGCGGTGGAGACGCGGAGCAGCATCACGAGTCGGAGAGCGGGAGTTCGGGGAGTCGTCGTCATGCCGCTCACTGTACACAGTTTTTGGCATAGATGTAACAGAGCAGTTCACCGTGGTACGTTCGCTTCATGACTCACGACGTGGATGCTCTGCGCGATGCATCGGAGCGGGCGGGCATCCCCTTCGATTACCTCCAACGCCTCGCTGCAGCCGAGGACTACGACCCTCAAGACCCCGGGGGGAACAACACTCTGGCCAAGCAGCTCACGATCGTCTTCGACCACCACGTCGCTAAGTGCCTGGCCGACGCCGACCCCATCGCCGCCTTGCGCCGTTTCGGATTCGACGAGAGTGCCGAGGCGCTCGCCAAGACGCAGCGGCAGTCCTGACCGACTCCGGACACGACGAAGCGCCCCGCTCCCCTGCCGAAGCAGGAGGGCGGGGCGTCTGTCATTCGTCGCCGTCATCGTCGGGCGGCGGCAGGTCGGGTTCGAGGAACGGGCGGGGCGACAGCCAGAACGGCGGCGGATTGCTCAGCCCCACGCGTTCAAGGGAGCCGGCGTCGGCAGCCGCGCCGTTGGGACCCGGCCGCCGCGGGAAGACTTTGGGCATGGGGCCTCCTTACGGGTACTGACGGCGTTGCGGATCCAGGCCCGCAGAAAGCAGACCGTTACCGCTGCCGTTCCCATTGCCGGGCCCCGGGTCCGGGGCGCCTTCGCGGCGGCACACCAGGGCGTCGGGGTCGTAGCTGGGGGCTTGCAGCGAGTACCCATCTGGGCATGTCTGACCGTCCTGGCCATCCTGTCCGTCCTCCCCGGCGGGACCTTGTGCCCCGGGCGGGCCGGGTTCGCCTCGAGGGCCAGGATCGCCCTGGGGGCCGGGAGGTCCTGCGGGTCCGGCCGGGCCGGTGACGCCGTCCGATCCGGGCTCCCCTGCCGCTCCATCCGTCCCGTCCTCGCCGTCTCGGCCCGGCGATCCCGACGGGCCCGGCTCCCCACGTTCACCCTTCGCTCCAGCCGGCCCCGGGATCGGCACCGGAACCTCAGCCCGGTCCGGCAAGTCTTCGATGGCCTGCGTTGGGTCCGGTGCGACCGGTGTCTCCCCTTCGGCTTTCAACTGTTCCCGCAACGCGCGAACGTCCCCCGCCAGCGTCGACACTGCTGTGCCCCGAAGGTCCGCCTCGTGTGCGAGTTGCTGCCGAGCGTCCGCTTCCCGGCCGATGAGGATCAGCGACAAAGCGACTCCGCCGCCGAGCGTCAGCAGGACGGCAACGAGCAGAAGGAGACGCCGGTTTCGGTAGAGCACCACCTCGGTCCGCGTCATGGCGCCCCCCCGAGCCGAGTGACGAGTGCCTGCAACCGTGAGACCTCGGCCTCCAGCGCGTGGACCTTCGCCTCCGCCGCGCTCGCCCGTGCCTCCGCCGCCTTCTCGTCCATCTCCGCCTTGTCCCGCTCGGCCACCAGCCGCTGCGTCAAGCTGTCGTACATCGTCGCCGCGCTGGTCTGCTGCGCCGCCCTGTTCGCGCCGCGGCTGCCGTACATGACGCCCAACGCGGCCACGGGGCCGCCGATCAGAGCTGCGATCGCCGTCACCATGGCCGCGTCCACGCCACCACCGCCTCCCCGACGCGCTCATGGGTCAGCGTTAGACCCCGCGCGGCGCGGACGGGGCCACAGGGCTGTGCTGCTCCAGCCATGTCGACGGCACCGGCGCCGTCACCTGCGTCCGCTCCCACAGGGCGAGCAATGCGGCAATGGTGGCCATGACGGTGGCCTGCTTCTCGCTGCCCCAGTCGAGGCCGAAGCCGACGAACAGCGCGAGCCCCGCTTGGGCGAGCTGCATGAGTGCGGCGCCGAGCGCGCCGTCGCGGGCCACGATCGCCAGCCACACGCCGACACCGGCGGCGAGGACAGTGTTGATGAGGGTCTGCTGAGTGTCGTCGACGTCGAAGCCGAACGCCGTGAGCAACTTGAGAGCCGCCGCGGCGAAGCCCAGGAGAAGCGCGGGCTCCCTGCCGAAGATTTTCATGTCGTTCTCGTTTCTGCTGGTTGGGGTCAGGCGACGACGGTGAATCTGTACCGGGCGCCGAGGCGTTCGAGGCTGGCGCGGCCGGGGATGCCGTCGGCGGCAGCACCGGAGTAGCCGCATTTCCGCTGCCACTTGGCGTAGGCCTCGATGGTGATGCGCCCGAAGTGGCCGTCGCTGTACCGCTTCGCGAGGAGCCCAGCGTCAACGAGCGCCGCCTCGACGACCTTCACACCGCTGTATGTGATCGGCGTGCCTTCGGCGGGCGGATTCGATCGGGCCGCCGCCACGAGCTTGGACAGGTCCACTACCGGCAGGGTGGGCTTCGGCAGTGTCGGCACGGACGGCTTCTCGCCGAGCCGTTTCGCGATCCGCTCCCGCATCAGCGTCCAGTCGATCCCTCGTGGGTCGACCTTGCCCGGCTGCCAATCCAGATGCCGGATCACCCGAGCGGCCGACCAGCTGTGCACCCGGCAGATCGCAGCGCTCACCTTCTCGATCGCCGCCAACTGCTCGTCCGGCCACGGATCGCGCCCGTCGCCGAGGTTCTCGCACTCGAAGCCGTAGAAGTGCCGGTTGCCATCCGTGGTCGCCTCGTTGTCGGTCGGCAGCGCCGACTCGGCGCGCACTGCTGTGAGGACGTCGGGGTCGCCGAGGCCAGCGTGGTTCGCCCGCCCCCATCCGACGAGGTGCACCTTGCCGTCCTTGGTAATCACCCCGTGGCAGAGCGGGCCGGGCAGACCGCTGTAGCCCTTCCGGCAGATCTCTACCGTGCGCTCGCTGCCGGAGGTCACGGTGTGGTGGATCATTACCCCGTGCGTGGGCCCCCACGGACCCATGTGGTTGCGGTTGTGGGTTTCCCAGTCGCCGACCTCGACGACGTGGACGCCCTCGTCAAGGAGCGCCTGGGTGAACGCAGCAGCGGTCATGGGTGTAGCCATTCAGGGCTCCTCTACGGGGGAGATCGAGGCGAGATTGACGAGGTAGGGCTATTCAGAGCCCGAGGTCTGTGAGCGGGATGCGCACGAATTCGATGCGCTTGTACGGCGACCAGTCGCCGGTCTCGTACAGCAGGCCCACCGTGAGGGGGTCGATGAGCGTCAGCGCGCTGTATGCGGCAGGCAGCCCGGTGATGCGGCGGCGCAGCCCCCAGGTGACGCCTGCGTCGTGGCTCACCCGTAGCCCCATCGCGGCACGCTCGTTGGGATGCGTGGGCCCGGAGTACAGCAGTGCTCCGGTCGGCAGGGTGAGAGTGGCGCCGTGCACCACGGGGGTGGTGATGGTGGCCTGCGGCCGGTAGGCGAGTTGCAGGCTTTCGCCACCGTCGTGGCTGTAGGCGTCGGCCCGGTTGCCCGGCAGTGTGTCGCTGCTGTCGCAGCGGCAGTTGAAGTAGAGGCGCCCGTCGTGCAGTTCGACGGCCGTGGCCTCGTCTTCGTTCAGCGACCCGTTGGGGTTGGACGAGGTGAAGCCGAGCGTCCAGGTGTGGCCGCCGTCGTCGGAGTAGATGCCGTGGCCCCCGGCGTACCGGCCCTCAGTGCCGTCATCACCATCGGCGGCGGGAGGCCGGGAGTGGTTGCACGGCACGACCAGGCGGCCCGCGTGCGGGCCTGCCGAGAGGGCGACGCCGGCGCCGGGGCCGGTTGCGTACCAGCGCATCCAGTCCGGCCGCACCTGCGCGGTGATCTCCACTGGTGCCGACCATGTGGCGCCTTCGTCGGGCGACCGCTGAACGTAGACACGTCGGGCTGGTGCGGCGCCGGTTCGGATCTCCGCCCAGGTGTCGGAGCCGCCGTTGCGGCACGACAGCAACACGACATCCCCGGACGCCGGATCGACCACAACCGTGGGGTTGCCTGCGGTGTCGGTGCCGTGTGCGGTGACGACCTGCTGCGGGCTCCAGGTGTGGCCGCCGTCGTGGCTGCGGCGCAGGACGATGTCGATGTTGCCGGTGTCCGAGGCGCTGGCGACGCGGCCCTCGGCGAACGCCAGCAGCGTTCCGGCCCGGGTGAGGGCCAGGGCTGGTATGCGGTACGTGTGGTAGCCGCCCGTACCGGCGGTGAAGGGGACGGACGTCATACGGGAAACTCCGGTGGCTAGGTGTACCGCTCGACAAGGGAGCGGGCAGTGAGGGTGTTGGACGCTGACGCGGCAGCCCACTGAGCGGTGATGACCAGGTCGTTGGCGGCCGTGGTGTCGCGGGTGACGGTGCCGTCGGACGAGCCGAGTTGGAGTTCGCCGACGCTGCCGGTCTGGGTCCAGTTCCGGATCTCGTGGGCTTCAGCGAACCATGTGCCGGAGGCGCCGGTCGTGATACAGACGACGGCCGTCCGCACGAAGAACTCCTTGTTCGTCTGCCCGGTACCGGAGGCGGTGGTGGGGCCGAGGGTGGCAAGCAGGCTGCCCGACACCCCGCCGAGCCGGACCCGCCACGTCAGCTGGGCCGACGCCAGGAAGCTGATGTTGCCGAGGACGGCGACGCGGTAGATCGATCCGGCAGCGGCCTGGCTGGCGGGGATGGAGTAGACGCCGACGACGGTCTCGGTGGTGGTGTTCGCCACCGTGGTGGTCGCGCTGGCGGTGGTGGCGTTGCGCAGGGCCTGGAACTGGTCGCGGATCTCGGTGTTCATGGTGGAGGCGGGGACCATTTCGCCGGCGACCCAGGTACGCGGTGTGGCGAGCAGGGGCATCAGCGGCGACCCTTCTGCGGTGCGGGTCCGCGCCCGGCGTGCTCGGCCAGCCGTTGGAGCCGCTCGGTCTGCCACTGTTCGTCGGCGGGGTGGTACCAGAACTGGTGCCGCCGCGGCTCGTCGGCGATCTCGGCCTCGGCGGCGGCCGGGTCCTCGGGGAAGATCAGGGGGTGCCAGGCGTCCAGGCAGGTGGTGCACAGCAGCCAGGGGTCGGCCGGGGTGACGACGTGCGCGGTTCCGCAGGGGTGTTCCGCAATCCACCGGCCGGCATCGATTCGCGCGTACAGCGCGTCGGCTGTCTGCTCGCGGGCGATGTGCGGCAGGCGCCGCTGGGCGTGGATCTCGTGCCAGCGCAGGACCCGCTCCGCTGGCGGGACGTCATCCCAGACGTCGGCGGGCAGATGCGGCGGCGGCAGGTAGAACGTCTCGGCGCGCAGTACGGCAACCATTCAGAACCCCAGTCGTGTCGTGGTGCCGAGCACCGAGTAGGTGGCGTCGTCGAGGACCCAGCGGGTGTCCCGGTCGGTGCGCGAGGTGTGAAGCGACAGGCGGTGCTGGCGGTGGGTGATCGTCTCTGAGTAGCCCTCGATGGTGCAGGTCAGTGACGACGCCGGCGCCTGGTCCGGCAGGCTGGTGACGGTGAACGCGGACGAGACATCGGCGTTCAGGATCGACCGGTAGGTGGACAGGCCCAGCGTGGAGGCCTCCAGCGGGACCGTCCGCAGTTCCGGCAGCGGGTCGCCGAACCGGTTCACGATCCAGTTCCCGCGGTCGACCATGGCCGTGTCGGTGGTGGTGAACAGCTCCAGCGTGGACGGCTCATACGGCCCGTAGGTGTCCCTGGAGGCCGTGTTGACGATGCGGGTCTGGGAGCCGGTCGGGCGGGACAGGCTCAGCGTGTTGACCAGCTTCTGGTCGTCGTAGGCGAGCTTGACGTCCTTGGTCTCCAGGTCTGCATACGCGACGGAGAACGCGGGCGCCGGGTTGTAGCGCAGGCTGCGGGACTGGAAGAGTAGGGCGGCGCTGCTGCGTGAGGACAGCAGTTTGCCGTCCTCGGTTCTCTCTACCTCCCGCAGGTGCTGAAGCGCGCTCTGGCCCAGGCTGACCTGCCGCTCGACGGGCGAGAACGTGGTGCCCTGGGTGGTGACGTTGAGCCCGACGTAGGAGGCCAGCCGCGACATGCGGGCGCTGGAGGTTTCGCCGCTGTGCGCGGTGGTGCCGGTGGTGTAGTGGCCGGCCAGGTCGGCGGCCGTGAGGGTGCCGGACACGTACAGGGCGACGTGGGAGACCGTGCCCTGCCACAAGTTGCTGCCGTTCTGGCTCGCCCCGACGTGCAGAGTGTCCAGGTTGGCAGTGTTGTGGATGCCGCTGAACGGCCCGAGCTGCTCCACGCCGTCGACGTAGACGGCCCGGAAGTTCTCCTCGTACACGAAGTGGTGTACCTGGCCGTTACGCAGATCGGAGCCGCCGACGATGTCGGTGGAGACGCCGAACTGAGGGTGGCGGGACTCGCACATCAGGAACCCGGTGGAGGAGGAGACATACCAGATTTGGTAGTAGCCCTCGTCGGAGGAGAACACCGTGAGGATGTTGCGGCCGGTGCTGGTGGAGAACCATGCCTCGACGAGGATGAACTGGTTCGTCGACTGCGTCCGGAACTCCTGGCCCAGGTCTGCCCGCAGGTACTGGCCGTTGCCCGCATCGAGCGGGGTGAACGTCGGTGTGCCCAGGCTGTCCAGCGGCCCGGCGCCGGTGGCGAAGGTGAGCGTCCCACCGCTGCCCTCCTGCTGGGTCGTCAGGCTGCTCGGGCCGACGGTTCCGGACTCGTCCCCGCACGAGGTGGACTCCGCCCCCTCGCCCATCGGGTAGTACACCAGCGGCCCGTCGAGCAGGACCTCCTGAATCAGCATGGGCCGCAGCGCGTCCGCGCGGGAGAACCATTTGAAGATGTCCGTGCAGGTGATGCTGACCTTGCTGCCCAGGCCCTCCCATTCGGTGGGCCAGTCGTTGACCATGCCGAAGAAGCGGTTGTGGGTCTGTGCCCCGTTGCTGTCGAAGGTGGTGGCGCTGGTGCCTTCCTCGATCTGGCAGGCATCCACCCACACCACATCACCGGCGGCCGGTGTGCCGACCGCACGGACACGGACCTGGTGCGACGTGGACGTCGCCGTCCACGACACGGTCAGCCGCTGGAAGGCGTCGAAGACCGTGCTCTGGCTGCCGATGTTCGAGCCCGCGACGGACAGCTGCACCGGCGCGTCCCCGGTGGGCACCCATACGTAGGCGGAGAAGGTGTACGTCTGGCCGATGTCCAGGCCGTAGATGACCGGCGACGTCATCGTCTGCCCGCTGACGGCACCCCATGTGATCTTCATGGCGGTGGCGCCGTCCTGCAGGTGCGTGGCGTCAGTGACCCGGGTCGGGGTACCGGAGCTCGTCCACTCCGACACCCCCGACTCGAAACTGCAGTTGGGCATCAGGTTCTTGTCTGCGGAGATCACCGCAACCTGGATGGGGCAGTTGAGCACCACGTTCGGCGAGTAGGGGCTGCTCGCGCGGCCTGCGGTGAACCGGCCGTCGGAGTTGTCCAGCACCAGACTGCAGGTGGCGGGCTGGGTTTCCGACTGCTCGTTCTGCGCACCCCGGTTGTTGACCGTGACGCCCGCGTTGACGATGTCGACCCACTGCGTGATGTCGGTCCACGTGATGCTGCTGTCGGTGACGGTGTTCCCGAACCCGACCAAGGCCGCCAGCCGTGTCACCGGCCCCACCCCCCTTTTACTCCAGGCCGAGAGCGCCGCCGCCCTGGTTCCGCTTGAACGTCAGCAGGGCTTCCTGGATCTGCCGGCCGACCGCCATCGGATCCAGCACTGTGCCGTCGACATGGATGTGGAATTCGATGGGGCGGGTGCCGCCCGAACTGACGACGGCCGGCCGCCCGGCCGTCGTGGCAAGTCCCGGTGTGCGTCCGGTCATCCGCCCGGCCACCGTGTTCATGGCCCGGTCGATGAACGGCAGCCCCTTCAGGAGACCGACCCCGATACCGCGGGCGGTGTTGATGCCGTCGGGGACCAGCTTCTTCGCGGGCGAGCTGATCCCGAGGGCCGCACGCAGCGCCTTCTGCATTCCCTTGGCGATCCGCAGCATGAGCTTCTCGATCGCCTTCTGCTGGGACTCCAGCCCTGCCAGGAAGCCTTTGCCGGCGTTCTTGCCGGAGTCGTACAGCCTGTCCGCGCCGATCCGTCCCAGGGACCGGGTGGCGTCGTCCAGGCCGTGCTGCACCTTGCTGATCGAGGACAGGGTGGCCTTGTCCGCCTCGACCAGGGCGGCGGCGTAGGCGTAGCCCTCCTCCGGGCCCATGTCGAGGATCTGCCGCAGCAGCGTCTTATGCAGCCCACGGGAGGCCAGCGTCTTGATGTACGAGGTGAACTTCTTGATCCGGGCGAGCTTGCCGCTCATGGCCGTCTTGATGGTGCCGCCGGTCACCACGGACAAGCCCAGGCTGCCCAGTTGGGCGCCGCTGCGGGCACTGCCGGTGACCTGGCCGGCGTAGTCCTTCGCCTCCTTGATCCGCTCGGCGACCTTGTCCCGCTTCGCGGCGAGGCCGAGCAGCTGCTTGGTCTGCCGGTCGACCATCTTCAGCAGCGTGGTCTCCTTCTTGCCGGAGAACGCCGTCTTGATGTCCCTGGCGAGGTCGGCCGCCACCGCCTTGATCTGGTCCCGGGCGCCGGTCAGCCCCTCAAGGAACCCCCTGGCAAGGTCCTTCGCCAAGGCCTGTCCCTGCTTCGACCCCCGCGACCCGCTCGACTCCTTGCCGCGGCCACCGGCGGCGCCGCCCTTCGCGAACTTCCGGACCCTCAGCCTGTCCTTGTTGATTGCTTCCAGCAGCGGCAGGTACTTCCGGGTGGACGCGGCGTTCACCACGTACTCGGTGTTGGAGATACGGCCCGTCGCGCCGGACGCGAACAAGGCGAGGATGCTGTCCGAAGTGCCGCTCCCGGGACCGCTGATGAACCCGTTGGGCGCCATCTGCACGCCACCGCCGTCGGCATACCGGGGGACGAGCCCGCCGCGTGCGCTTTTGTTGGTGAAGTCGCGCTCTGCCTGCCGGTGGTCCCGGTATGCCTTGTTGTGGATGGTGTTGATGTAGGTGGTGGCGGTCTTGCCGTCCAACCCGTTCAGCTCGCGGTGTGCGGCTGCGACCTTCGCCTTCAGATCGTCGATCTTCGCCTGGAGGGCGGCACGTTTCGACGGCGGCACCGTCTTCAGCTTCGCCTTGGCCGTCTCGATCTGCTCGTTCCAGTTGTTGATGTTCATCTTCAACTGGTTGCGTGACAGCTTGGCGTTGGTCGATGCAGCGAAGTCGGTCGCCTTCTTCTCGGCGGTGTTGAGGGTGCTGATGTAGCCGTCTTTGAACTTGTTGAAGGAGTCGTTCGCGGCCCGGAGCTTGTCGCCGATGCCGGGCACCCAGCCCCAGAGTTTCGAGGCCGCGCCGACGGCGACACCGATCGCTTCCAGGACCCCGAGAGAGACGAGCTTCCAGGCCCTGATGATGGGCGGCGCGGCGTTCACTGCCCCGCGCACCATCTCGATCATGACGTTGGCGAAGACGCGGGCACCTTCGAGGATGGCGCCCTTATTGTCCCGGACGGTTTGGGACAGACGCTGCAGCGGGCCCTTGGCCTGGTCGACCTGTGAGAACGACGGCAGCAGGCTGCCGACGATCGCGCCCGCGGCGTCTTTCACGGTGGGTCCGATGATGCGGATCAGGTCTGTCGTGGTCTTCAGCCCGAACCCGAGGTCCTTGAAGACGGGGGTCAGCCCCTTGACCACCTGGCCCAGCCCGTCCAGCGCGCCGGCGCCGCGCACGCCCAGGGACGTGAACATCTCCCCCAGCAGCGGGCCCAGGGCACGGGCCACTTCGCCGGAGAACCGGCCGATCGCGGGCAGCACATTGTTGATCATGCTGAAGAAGCCGGTCAGGAACTTCGAGCTGCCCTCGATGCCGACCTTCAGCCCATCGAACATGCCCGGCAGCCCTCGGCCGAGCACGTCCCGGATCCCGCCCGACAACGCCGTCAGGGTCGGCTTCGACGCGGCACCGAAGGACAGGAAGGACCGGCCCAGTCCGCCGAGCCCGGACAGCATGTCGCCGACGAACTGGCGGCCCAGGGCCAGGTTCGTCTGCAGGTCCTTCTGGAACCCGGAATCCTTGAACAGCCGCCCCGCACCCTCGGCCGCCTTGCCGAAGGCGCCACCGAGTTCGGTCATCCCCCGCCCGACGATCTTGACGAGCGGGTCGGCGGCCTTCAGCGCCTTGGTGAAGCCGGGCAGCATCGCCTTCTGGACGTCCCGGCCGACGCTCGAGAACTCCTTCTTCATCCCCACGAGTTCCTTGGTGAAGGAACGCGCCTCGGGGGACAGCTTCTTGAGGGCCTTCTCGTACTCCTCCTTGCCCTTGCCCGCCGCCTCCATCGCGTCGCCGACCCCGGCGAAGCCGAGCTTGAGGGTGCCCGCGGCCAGTGCGCCCCCGGCCATCATCGGTACCAGAGCCCCGAGCGCGGGCAGCAGCGACAGCCCTGCCGCCGCCGCCACACCCAGCAGCACGCCGGACAATCCCCCACCGGAGCGGCCCAGCGCCGAGGCCGCGTCGCTGCCCGCCGCACTCACGCCGCCGAGCCCGCGGCTCACTTCCGGCATGCCGCCGGCCATGGCCCGGGCGGCGTCCGCCGCGTTGAGGAACCGGCCCCGCAAGTCCCTGAGTCGCCCGTTGGCGTCCCGGGTGAACGCCGTCACCGCACGGGAGTTGGCGTTCATGTCGTCGTTGAGGCGGCGGTGCAGCCGGGCGGAGCTGTCGCCGGCCCGGTTGAGGACGGGGGTCAGCCGGTCGTCGCCGGTAAGGATGAACCGCATCCGCTCGGACATCACTCACCTCCGCGCAGCCGTTCCTCGTGGGCGTCGATCCACGCAGTGAGCAGGTCGAACTCGTCCTCGGTTAGGTCGTCGACGTCGCGCGCGGTGTAGTGGAGGTAGAGGCCGAACAGCGGCAGGTAGGTCAGCCGTCGCTCGGTGAAGCTGGGCTCTCCTCCTGCTGCGGTTCCGGCTCGGGGGATGCCGGATCTTTTGGGGCCGTCACGTCGGCGATCGCCTGCTCACACGCCTCACGGTCGTAAGCGGAGTCCCGCAGTTCGTTGAACGCCTCGGCGAGGTCATCGGGGTTGTCGCGGTACTTGGCCAAGAGCTCCTCGGCGAAGGCGCGGACCTCGCGCACGTCCAGGCGCACGCGCAGCTCGTCCTCGAACGGGTCGAAGTCCCCGAACCGCAGGGACGGCTCGCCCCGCTTCCTGATGACCCAGGCCGCAACGCGCATGGCGCCGACGTCGCCCTCGAACATCGCCTCCTTGATGTCGCCCCAGCGGCGGTCAGCGGTGCGTTCTACGACCTGGATCTCGGAGGTGCGCAGCCGTCCCGCGTCGATGTGCTGCGGCTCTCCGCCGTCCGGCGTGTACTCGATGATCAAGGTTGCTCCTACTCAAGTCGGCGCCGCACGTCGTCCAGGACGCGGGCAACCTCGGACTCCATGCGCGGACGGTTACGGCGGGTCGTCTGGTCCCACCAAGCAGAGGCGTACTGGTTCACCCAGCGCCTCCGGTTGCCGAACACCGGATGCCGCAACCTGCCCTCATTGAGGCGGGCCGGGATGTTCCTCATGTCCGGCGGCAGACGGCTCTGATCGATCCACACCGTGGCGCCAGGGTTGCCGCCGGTGGTACGCACCGAGATACGGATCGCATCGGCGATCGTCGCCCGCAGCGGGCGCCCGTTCGGCGACGGCCCGCCCGGTCGGGTACTGCGGCCCTGGCTGCGGATCTCCAGCCCGCGCATCGTGGACTGCAGGTCGGCCTTCAGCGGCTCGGCAGCCCGCCGAATCCGCCGCTGCATGCTGCGGCGGATGTTCTCGTCACCGGCGGCCCGCAATCGGCGCTGGAGTTCGAGCAAGCTGCCGGTGTTGAGCATCCGCACATCACGCGCCACGACGTCACCTCACAGCGTTACGTCGGTCGACTTGTATTCGATCTTGTTGGCGTTGGTGCCGTCGTACAGGCCGGTGAAGTTGAACGTCGTGCGGATGACCTCGGGGCCGTCGATGGACGGCGGCTCGTCGTCGATGTGGATAGCCGGGAGCGTCACCCGGAACAGGTAGTTGTGGGCGCCCTCAATCAGGTCGCCGTTGAACTCCCACACCAAGCTGCGCGCGGCGTCGGACACGAACAGGTCCGCGAGTGTGGCGGCGACGAAGTCCGCCTCCAGCGAACCGGAGATCTTCACCAGGTCGTTCGAGATCGGCTCAGCCTTCAGTCCCGACGCGCCTGCGTAGAAGCGGTCTACCGCGAGCGGACGTTCAATCTTCACACTCACCTTGCGGATACCGTCCAAGCTGGTCTCCGCGCCGAACGTGCCGAGCTTGACGACCATCTGCCCGAAATGGAACGGGCTCATGAGCGGATACGACGCCGCCGCCAGGGTCTCCGCCTCCGACACGGTCTTGCCGTCGAACTCGAAGGTCGACGTCAACATGCCGCCGACCTCGCAACTGAACTCCGCCGAGGTGACCTTGCAGCCCGTCGCCGAGTAGTCGGCAACCGTCCCGCTAGTGAGCGGCACGCCCTTCTGGATACTGAGGCTCTTCCCGGCCGTGTCCGCCAGCGTGTGAGTCTGCAGGTAGGCGGTCGTCGCACCCTGCTGGACCGGCGTGACCGTCGTCCCCATCAGAGCCTGCAGCGGCAGCCCGAAGCTCTTGTTGGTGACCTCCAGGTCGATCGAGCCCTGCACTTCCTTCTGCGTCACCACGCGCCGCGACGACAACGCCACCAGGCGGCCGGCGGCCATGCCCTGGCTCTGGGCCGTCGTCTTCTTGAGCTGCAGGTTCTCTTTGGTGAACTCGTAGAACTTCGTCGGCGCGACAAAAGTTCCGTAAGCGCTCTCCGCGGCGATGCCGAGCTGGGAGCCGAGCCCGGATCCGATGGCCATCAGTCCTCAACTCCCATCGCGGTCTTGCCCGCGGACGTCTTCTTCGCAGCAGGTGCGGACTTCGCGCCGGGCTCCTCCACCGACTCCCACGTACCGGGCTGGCAGACGTAGCCGTCGAAACGGTCGTCCGACACCTCGACAACCTCGTCCGGCTGGACAACACGCTCCGCGCCGAGCTCGGGCACCGTCACCGGCTCCGGGCCGATAAGGCGGACTTTCGCCATGGGCTTCTCTCCTTCTGGGCATGGCGAACAGCCCGCATGCGCGCGGGCTCCTCAACGTTGGTGATCAGATACGGGCGCGGCAGGTGATCGTGAACTCGACGCCCGCCTGCGCCCCAGCCGACTGCCCTTGCAGCAGGTTTCCCGCCGTCAAGTGCGCCCACAGGACCGTGCCGTTCAGCGTCGGTGCCGTCGGCGCCGCATCCGTGGCCCGCAGCGACTCCTCCACCGCGGCCACCATGGCGAAGACACGGGCACGGCGGGCCTGCATATCCGTGTCGCCCGAACGGGACTCCGCGTAGCAGGGGATAGTGAAGTCCTCATCCCGGGTCCGAGCTCCGGCCGCATTGAAGTCCTGCACCAACTGCACCGCAGCCTCCGCGGACGGCTGGTAGCCGACGAAAACATGATCCATATCGGACAGGTTCGTTGTCGGCGGGCCGTCCACAACCGAAACCCCGGACAGTGCGGCCGAGGCGCGCAGGATCGCCAGCAATGCATCAACCGCCGCCGGCACACGAGACGTCGCCATCTACGCCACCCCCGGCGGCAGACGATGCGGCTCCAAGAGCTGCAACGCCCTGTTCGGGATCGCGTAGCCGAACCCCGCGATCGGCTCGGTGACGCTGAAGTCCTCGCCGCCGCCGATCGCCGAACCCGCCCGCGATGCCCCGTACTGGGTGCGCCACAGATGCTGAAGGATGATCTTCCCTGCGGAGGTGATGTTCGCCGGGATCACGGAACGGCCAGCCACGTAGGTGATGCGCAGCGGTCCGTACAGGTACCCGCCGTCCAGGCGCCGCACGATACCCATCCGGGTATCCGTGTCCAAGTCGGCGATCGTGTAGCTGGTGCCCCCGGTGAGGATCGCAGTCACCGACGTCAGTGAGATGACGGGGGTTCGGCGCAGTGTCAGTACGCGGGTACCGGACGGCTGGATATCGTGGTCCTCCACGACGGTGCCGCGTGCGCAGATGCCGGTGTACTGCTGCACCAGGTGAGTGATTGCCTCGATCCAGCCTCGCAGTTCGTCATCGTGCGTCGTGATCGTGGCAGCGATGTTCAGGTGCGCCTTGGCGTCGGCGAGCGACAGGATCGCCGGAGATATCGCCTCCCGCACATCAAAGCTGTCGGTATATGCACTGTTGGGCGTGGTGAACACCCACCGCACCGAATGGCGGCCAGCCTGCACGGAGGTGTAGTCGACGGTGTACTGGCCGGTGACGGACGGGGGGTTCGTCACGGCCGGGGTGGCGGTGGTGCCATCCGGCAGGGTGATGGTCAGACCCACCGTCGCGGCGTTGGCGAGCGTGCCGCCCGCGTCCTTCGAATCAGCGGCCAGACGCACCGTGTCGCCGAGGTCGAACGGCATCGCTCACCTCCTCAGACTCGAGCTGGGGGCATCTTGCGGGGCCAGCCCAGCAGAATCACCGCGCCGTAAATGCCGCCGGTCGCCGGGGTACCGGAGACGGTGATGACGACTCGCAGGTACCGCCTGTGGCCGGTGTAGCCGACCTCGAACACCGTGTCATCGTGGGAAGCACCGATCGCCGGTTCGCTGCCCTGCAGGAATTCGTCCGCAACAGCCGCCCAGCTCGACCCGTTGTCGGAGTCCTGAACCTCCACGGTATGTGTGCCGTCGGTGATGGTGCCGGTGCTGACGACGACCAGAGCAGAGCGGAAGCCGCCCTCGTCGGTCATCCGGTCCACGGTCGTGCCGGTCGTTGTGGTCGTCCGGGCGCCGGCGGGGACGATGGTCGGCTTCGCCAGGGCGACGCTGTACAGGGTCTGCCTCACGAGGTGCCTCCGTCGCTGCCCTTGGCGGGCGCCGCCTTGGGGCCGCTCTTGTCGTCGTTCGGCTTAGGTGCCGCCGTCTTCGCGGCTGCCGCCTTGGTGGTGCGCGGCCGTCCGAGGCCGCGCTTCTCGCCCGGCTCCGCAGTGGCCCGCTCCACGGTCGGGCTATGCCGGGCCACGTAGTCGTCGACCTTCTGGAACAGGTGCTCACGGCCTTTGAACACCGGGTCGCTGTCCTCGATGAGCTCACCCGCGGGCACGACACGCTTGGCGCCATTGACCGTCGTGCGGAACGGCTCCTTGCAGCGGTAGATCGCCACAGCCTTCTCCTTCCTTGCTGTGTAGGGGCGATGCCAGGGCCCCGGCTGCACGTCGGGGCCCTGGCCGCTGCCTGTCAGACGTCGAGCATCCGGAACGCGCCGTCGTTCACCGAGTCGGCACCGACGCGGTAGTAGGCGTACCAGCCGCGCTGACCGGACGGCCGGTTGTTGGAGGTGTGGAACAGATGCGGGATGAACTCGACCGTCATGCCGATCCGGTCAGCGATCACGTAGTTCGTGAAGTCGCCGTAGACGAGCACGAAGTTCGTGGCCGCCGCGGTGATCGATCCGTCCATGTCCTCAGCCTCGTAGGCCGGACGCCCCAGGAGCTGGTTGGGCACGTCCGCGCCGAGACGCTCCCACAGCGCGGCGCCACCGGAGGTGTCGAACTGACGGATGTCGTTGTAGATCGCCCGGTTCGCCAGCCACGAAGCGTTCGCCCGGTAGCGGGCCGGCAACGCGTCATCGAGGGCGTACACGTCCGCCAGCGCGAAGGTGCCGTCGGTCGCCGCGTTGATCTCACTGGACGTGCCGGTGAGCGCGGTGACAATGCCGGTGGGCTGGCCGGAGCCGGTGCCGGTGACGAACGCGGCGGCCTCCAGGTCGTCTCGGCCGAACGCCAGCAGCCGCGCCACTTCGCTGGTGACGTTGGCTTCGTCCTCCAGCGCCTCGATGGAGATGGGAACGAAGCCCGCAGCCTTGTGGATCGGCACGGTCGGCTGACCCCAGGTCGTCGAGTCGTCGGAGACCTCGGTGGCTTCCGCGTCCCACGACCAGTTGACCTGGCCCGAGGAGACGCCGTTCCACACGTCGCCGGTCGCGACGACCTTACGGGCAACCTGCCGGATCTGGTTGCGGGAGCCGTCAGAGGTGATGATCACGGTGGGATCGAGCTGGAACGGCACCAGGTAGCCGCCCTGGTTGTCCGTCAGACTCATGGCCCGCTCCAGGGCCCGCTGCTCGTCCGGCGTCACCATGTGCGCCCGGCCGGAGGCCACCTTCGACCAGGCCCGCAGGTACTCGGGGCTGGACGTGGCCAGGCACAGGCGGGCGATGCTGGCGTCCCGGTCGTCCCAGCGCTCCAGGATGTTGGTGGCCGCGGCGCGCACCGCGTCCCGGGTGCCGGGCATCTTCTCGATCGCCGACAGGGCGCGCGCCCGCAGCTCCCGCCCCACCTCGGCCTTGGGTCGGTCGAACGTGCGAACCTGGGACAGGTCCCACGGGTTACGGAACCGGGCGTCCTCCACCGAGTCGGGGTTGAGGATCGGGTCCAGGTCGTAGCCGTCGGACGGGTTGACCGGCGTGCCGCGCTGGATCTTCAGTGCGGCCGGACCGCGCACTGTGGCCGTGGTCGCCGTGCGAACCCGCTCCAGCGCGGCCTTGCGCTCCAGCTGACGGCGGTGGGTGTCAACCTCACCGAACTCCCGCGTCAGCTCGTCGAAGAGCTGCTCGTCATCGACGGTCAGCTCGTCCTTCTCGCCGAGCCGCTCGAGCTCGGTCTGGATGTCGTTGAGGCGGATCACCGCCTGCTGGTGGGAAAGCTCCATCAGTTCGTGTCCTCCACGATGGGCGCCAGGCGGGTCTTCATGAGCGCCGCGATCTCGCGGATATCGCTCCTGAGCCGCTCTGACATGGCGTTTTCGGGTGCCGACGGGTGCCCATCGGGGGGCGGCGCGTCAGGAGTTGCTGGCGGGTGCTCCCGTTCGAGCGGCGCGCCATCTGTGGTCGTCACGGCCGAAGCAGCGGCCTGGGCCGTCACTTCAGCGTCGATCAAGGTCCTCGCCGTCGGGGACGGGTGCCCTGCGGCGGGCGGCGCGTCCTCACGGTCGAACAGCAGAGCCGCCGCGACTTCGCGCCGCAGCTCCGGATCCTCGGGTACCTGCGGCAGCGCGGCATCCCGGGCAAGGGACTGACGAATCTGCCGGGTCATGTCGTCGCTGCGGCACAACTCGTGCGCCATGCCGCGGGCCCTCACGGACACCTCGGTTCCGGCGTAGGCCGGAAATACGACGGGACCCAGCTCGCGGCACTTCAGCTCGATCAGCTCTCGCCTGAGCGGCCCCCGGTCACCGGGCATCCACAGCAGGTCGAGAACCTCCTCCGGCTTCACCAGCTTGCCGTTGACGTCGCGCCACTCCTCGCGCACCACCTCAAACCGGAACGACATGCCGTTCACGGTCTTCTCTGCGATGGCGTCACGGACCGGCTGCATCAACCAGTTGTCCGTGATCCGGCCCTCCACAAAGAGGCCCTGGTCGTCCTCCCGCAGGTCGGCGATCGAGCCGATGGGCAGCGACCCGATGAGCGGGTGCCGACCGTGGTCGAACTGCATCACCGGCGTGGACTCGCGGATCGTCTTACGGAACGCGCCCTTACGGATCGACTCGGTGAAGTGCCCTTCCCACGAGTCGATCTCGGTTTCCTGGCCGAACACGGCCGCGTAGCCGGTCAGTGTCTGGCCGTCGCCCTTACCGTCCTCGTCGGCGCGGGCGAAGGTGAACGGCGCGGACCGCTCAAGGTCACGCGACGCGGGATGCAGGGTGCCCATCAGGTCCCCTCCTCGGTAGGTGTCTGCGGGGCCGGGGGCGCGGTTGTCCCAGGGGGCTGTAGCTGAACGGAGTAGAGGCCGGTGTGTTCGAGCAGCGACCAGTCCTCGGCGTCGACGGCCCGCTGCACAGAGTCGGGCGTGAATCCGGCGTCCACGAGAGCCCGGATTGTCTGCGCCTGCCGAGAGGCGATCTCCGCAGCGTCCTTGCGGTCCTCCCGAAGGAACGGCACGTCGCGGGAGTCGTACCAGAGCCGCACCGAACCCGAGCCGCCACCGGGCGGCATCACCAGCCGCGCGAAGCTGCCGGCGACGTTCTGCCACAGCGGGTGGATCGTGCCGTCTGCGAACCGGCGGCGGGCCTGCGAGTAGTTGGAGTACGTGGCGGCCTGCAAGCCCTCCGACAGCCCCACAATCACCGGAGGGACACCGGCGGCAGCCGCAATGCGGGTTTCGCCGGCCCCCTGCACCTTGGCGAAGTCGAGTTGCTGGAAGTCCTTGCCGACCACCGTCACGTCGGCGCCGCCGCCGAGATACATGGTCTTGTAGGCGTTGTCGACACCGCGGTGGCCGGCGTCCATCTTGGCCACGAACTTCTCGAAAGCCTCCGGCGCGACCTCGCGGGCGAGGGTGACGACCATGTTCGGTGTCGCGGCGTTCTCCATGAACCGCTTCTTGTGCGTATTCATCGCATTGTCGTTGCCGACCTCGCGCATGATCGGCGTCATCCATGACATGCCGCGAAAGGCCGCGAGCGGGTCAGGGGTGGGCGCGAAGTGCGCCACTTCCTCAGGGAAGAACGGCACCGGATCCGCGCCCGAGCCTCGGCCGCCTTCCTGGTAGACGTAGCCGAGTCGGCGCCACCCCAACTGTCCGCCCCGGAACTGGCGCGGCTCAAGCACGATGTCCACCCAGTCCGGGCGCATCCGCACCAGCTCGCCCTCCGGCGCCGCCCAGTACGAGTTACCGGCCAGATCCGCATCCCACAGCACCTTCGACAAAAGATCCTGCGTGGTGCCCCCCACCCAAGGCTCTTCCAGCAGGCGCAGATCCGCAGTGCCGAACATCTCCGACGGCCGGCCGTTGTTCAGGCGCTGCCACTGGAAGCGGGCCGCCGAGAACACCAACTGCCGCACAGACAGGCATGAGAACAGCACCCCGTTTGTCACAGCCCGAGTCGCGAACCCCGTGAAGTCGTTCGGGATCCGCTCCTCCGCCTGACCCGGCATCGTCTGCTGCACGCCCGTCGGGTAGTACGTCGCCCCACCGAAGGTGAAGCTGTTGACGTAGTCCTCAAGCGTCTGGATATGCCGCTGTTCTACGGGCGCCGGGCGCCCGCGACGAGCCGACCTCCATAGGCTCGTCACGGGCGCCGCCTCCCGCCGCCCTCAGCAGGGCCTACATCGGCCAGCAGCAGGCAGTACGCCACCAGGCCCATCCCAGCCGTCATCAGCCCAGCCGCCATGTCTACGGCCAGCCAGACTCCAGAAGTGAAGAGGCCGCCGCCGGCCAACACACCCACCCGCGCCAACCCGACACGGCTCACCGAAAGGCGACCCACGGCTCCACCTCCTCCTCCGGCTCCTCGATGTCCACGCCCAAGCCCCAGCGGGCGAGCGTGACGGCCACCAGCGGACTGATATCGACGTTCACCCCGCGCCGGGCCCACGCCCACGCCTCACCCAGATCCCGCTTCCTCGCCCCCGCCAGAGCCGTCGCCAGCGGCGCCTGATCCAGATGCACCAACTCGCGGGCCGCCACCGCGTCGTAGAACTGGCCGCAGGCCTGCGCGTACTGACGGGCCTTCGGCTGCACGACCTCAACGCCGAGTTCCCGCTCCAGCTCCGGGATCAGCGACCCCGCTGGCCCTGCCGCATCCACCACCCACACGCGCGGCTTCCAGCGCTCATGCAGGTCACGGGCCCGTTCAACTACCCAGCCCGTACCCTGACGGTGATCCACTACCTCGACATGGGTTGCATCACCCGAGGTGCCAGCGACTCCGATCGCCGCCCAGGATCGTTCCGGGGTCACGTCGATCGAGAACGCCACCGGATCCTCCGGCTTGCTCTCCCCGTCCGCCAGCGCCCGCCACGCGTCCTCGCCAATCACCGTCCACGTGCCGGCCGAATCCGACGGATAGTCACCCACACCCAGCCGCTCCCGCGCGAAGATCGCGTCACCCATGCTCAGCCGCTCGTTGCGGACGTGCTCCGTGCTGATACGGATCCCAAGCGCGGGATTCGACTTCGCCCACGCCCCGGGATCGCCCGCATCGTCGTGCTCGTTGCAGCCCGTCGTGCACTCCGTCACGTGCGGGTCGATCGACCACTCGAAGTAGGCGAGCGACGGATCCGGCTCCCCCGACTCCACGGCCTCCAACGCCCGGTTCCGCAGCCGCCCCAGCTGCACCGACGGGCCACCGATCCCCGCCGAGCCCAGGTACCAGATCTGCGGGTTCGGGACCGCGGCCATCGTCGGCATCAGCGCGCCCATCGCGTCATCGCCGAGGATCATCGCCTCGTCCAGGATGTTGCAGTCGCCCGTGAAACCACGGCCCGAGCCGCCCGACCGGGCCAGGAACCTGAGCACCTGACCCGTAACCAGCTCGATCGCTTCCTCACCCGTCGTCTTCCTCACCCGCAGCACACGCTTCCGCAGGTCAGGGCAACCCATGATGAGCTGCTCAATCCGGCGGAACGCAACGATCGAGGTCTTGAACTCGTGGGCGCTGTGCAGGATCAGCTTCTCGCCCAGCAGGAACAGACCCGCCAGCTCACGGGCTTCGATCACCCCGCCCTTGCCGTTCTGCCGCGGCACATTCACCGCGACCTCGAACGCCGCCCAACGGCCGTCGGCCCGCTCCCCCAGACCGCGATCCAGAATGAGCTGCTGCCACGGATCCAGCTCCAGCCCCGCGAGGGCCGACAGCTCCACAGCCTCCTGACCCGACGACGACAGGAACGGCGGCACCGTGCAGATCCGAGGCTCCTGCGAACCGACCGGGTCAGGCGCCGCGGCGGCGGGCGCGTCGAGCAGCGAGGTCATCGAGCTTGTCCCCCTCCGACTTCACCGGAGCGACTTTCCGCAACTCCAGGAGAGTCGCCCTCAGTTCGCGAGCGACCACCGCAGCCGACGTCGGCGCCTCAGTCTCTTCAAGCCTTCGCGCGAGCAGTTCAGCCACAGCCACCAGCCCCGGAGCGACCGCGGCGACACCGAGCCCGGCGATCTCCGCGCGTACCTGGTCAGGGGTCATGACGCCCCCTCACCTAGCAACCGGCGCAGACAGAAATGCCGTCCTGCACTAGACTTCCCGAGCCGGGAGACTCAGGTGTCCCTGGCCGCCGGGATTAGCGGCGGGTGATCTTGTTGGTGGTGTTGATCTACGCGATCGCGAGCCATCACAATGCGTCACCATTCGCAGTGTTTGCAATCACTAATCCACTGAAGCCCGGTTCGGCGTAGTTGATCTTCCATAGACTCCACGCAAAAAATCGGGCGACAAGGGCGGTTGGGTCGCCCGCCCTCTCACGCACCTCGATCGGATACCACCCCCCTGACCTGCGGGTATGTAGTCAGAGTGGATGCGCTCACGGGTGCCAGGCAGGACCTGATCCCTCGGCCGGCCCCCGAGCGGTGCCCGGTATGTCGGGGTGCAGTCGTCGGCACCTCCACCAGCCTCCGTTTGCACTGCAAAGCGGGGGCGGTGTGCGTGTTGCCTCAGCGTGATGACCGAGTGATCACCAAGAGCGTGATGCCTGTCGTGCGGTGGTCTGCGTGCTGCTCTTGGCCTGCTGGCTGTACCAGCGTGTCGCTACGGCCAGCAGTCCGTCGTGCCGCATGTCCCTGATGCGCTGCATCACCACGTCACGGCCTGGGTCCACTGCCACGACCTTGGCACCGAGCCGCTTGTACTTGGCCTGCCATCGGGCACTAGGCATGGTGTGGATGAGGTACACGTCGCGGACGTCGATGTGCTTGAGCGCCTCATCGATGGCCGCGTACCGGGCACGCAGCGCCACCTTCGACTGGATCTCGTCGTGGTTCCAACTTGGAGCTCCCGGGCCGCAGAGGGCGACGGTGATGCGGTCCAGGTCGATGACGATGTCCTCGGCCTTCGCACGCGCCTGGATCCATGACGACTTCCCCGCTGCGGGAGGGCCGCTCACGACGTAGAGCACGGTGCGTCACCGCAGTTGCAGCACTGCTCCCCGACACAGCCACAGCATCGGTCGGGGAGTTCGTCATGAGGCTGACGAACGTGCTCGCGTACCGGACCCGTGTCGATAGCTACGACCGCACGCCCGTGTTCATACCGCGAGGCGGTGGGCATCGCGATGATTTCGTGGCAGGCCGGGCACTCGAACGGGATGGTGAGGCGGTCGGTGGCCATGCTCACCACCTCCGGGGGTGAGGTGCGCCGCGTCCAACGCACGTGGGGCTGTGCCACTTGAAGAGGCGGCAGGCGAGGCGGCGCGGTACGACGTAGACGAACTCGCGGGGTTCGCCGATGAGGAAGCGCAGCCAGTACTCAAGGCCGGTGGCGGTGTAGCTGTACTGGTACCAGCGCGGGACGGTTGGTCGGCAGCGCTTCAGGGCTATGCGGACGTGGTCTTGGGGCTTCGCAAGGTCGTCGTCGTATGCCATGGTCACCACCTCCGTGAGGACCGTATCGGCTGTCGTCCAGCGTCGGTGCGGTTGCCGCGCTGACTGTTGCACCGTCGGTGCGCCGAGCGGGCGTTGGCCGGGTCGAGGAGATCGCCACCGCGGGACAGCGCCAGGGCGTGGTCGAGGGTGAACGCCCACCCACTGGTCTGCGCGTCACGCCCCGTGAGCTCGTAAGCGATGTCGTCACCGCACCACCAGCATGGCAAACCGAGGGCCCGCTGCTGCTCGCACAACCGCCGGTAGGGGCGCCCGTTGCGCGGGTTGCCGGCCACGGGCGCCTCCTGACTCAGGGTGTGGCGGTGGCGCCTTGCTCGATCAACTCGTTGGTGACTTCTTCGATGGCCTGGTCGAGTTCCTCTTCGGACAGGTCACCGCAGGCGCCGTAGCCAGTGGTGGCGTCAACGGCGTCCGAGGAGTCAATGAGTTCGTCCTCGATCCATTCCCGGCATTCGTCGGAAATCCCGGTGGTGCCAACCTCGGTCCCGGTGACGTCAGGCACGGGGACGCCGTCACCGAAGGCGTCTTCCAGCGCGTCGTTGACGACCTTGTCGGCGTCGTCGCTGCCCATCCACTCCTCGGTGACCTCACCGACCAGCTTCTCCAGGGTCTTGGTGTCGATGCCTGTGCAGGCTGCCGGCCGGCTGCCCTTCTTGCCGGTCTGTGAGGCCTCGTGGAGTTGCTTGGCGAGTGCTTCCTTGCAGGCGGCTGGGCTGGCTTCGGTGTCACTGGCGCCGCTGCAGGCTGTGACACCAGCGGCGAGTGCAAGCAGGACGGCAGGCAAGACTGTGCGGGTGCGCATGGTTTCCCCCCAAGTGCTTCTGGTGCAGGGAGGCATCATGCGCTGCCGTAGGACGTCGCGGGGTCGGTGTGGCCGTGCTGTGACCCTATTGGGGGTCCCGCCGCTCGTGGCGGGGGTGCTTCGGGCGGCGGGACGTCGGGGCTGCCGCCGGACTGCCCCGAGCTCAGGGGGTTTCGATGAGGTGCCAGACGAGTTGCCCGCCGGGCGTGAGCGTGGTGCCGCGGTAGTGGGTGCCGTCGGGGATTGGCTGGCCGGTTCCGTAGATGCGGAAGTGACGTGCCGGGAGGTCGTCGCGCCGCCATGCCCAGAACTCGACGATTTGGGGATCACGGCAGTCAACGTGGATTGGTGTGCCGCATCCGCTGATCTCGCGCCAGCGGTCATCGACGGGCACCTCGAAGCGATGGATCGTGGCGGCCACGGCCATCCCCTTCTGTCAGGCGGCCCGGCGGACAGCGGTGGCGTTGTCGCGGGCTTGACGCTTGCGGTCGAGGTCGCGCTTGCGTCCGCCGCGGAGTGGCCGGTCGGCGCCGTTCAGCCAGGTCTTGTATTCGGCGTCGGCGAGGGCTGGCCGGTAGTACAGCTTGGGCCCGTTGCCGACGACGTCGACGTCGGTGAGGTAGCCGCGGTGGACCCAGATGCGGATCGTCTCGGGGGTGATCTGGAAGAACTCGGCGGCCTGCTTCGCGGTCCACAGGTCTTCGGGGTCGATCTGGTCGAGCGGCGGGTTGTGGAACATTGACGCCTCCGCTCACGGCAAAGGCCCCCGCAATGCGGGGGCCTTGGGTGTTTTTGGGCAGCGTGTAGCTGGTGCGATCGACGTTACAGCCTGTGCCGGATCTTGTCTACGAGCATGGGGTGCGGTATGGCGCGTGTCGGTCAGCGCGGGAATGTGACGGTCATGGCGCAGCTGCTGATGGTTTTCCCGGCTTCTTCGTGGGCGGTCGTGTGGGCTTCGTCGTCTTCGGTGTTGCAGACGAGGCGGCCGTCCCAGGTGTGGGTCCAGCCGCATGTGGGGTCGCCCCATTTCTCGGTGACGATGTCGATGACGGCCTGCTCGGTCGCTCCGTGGGGTGTGTAGCCCTGGTTCGTCTCGCTGGTGCCGCACAGGTCGCAGACGGCGACGAAGCAGGCAACGGGTCGCGTGGCCATCAGGTGCGGGCCTTCTCGCGGATGTCCCAGACGAGGCCGAGGTCGTCGACTTCCACGATGGTGCTGCAGTCACCGCACTCGTACTCACGGTGGCCGTGGGCGTCGACGGGCTTGCCGTCCATCGGGCCGTAGCAGCAGTCAGGTACGCCGTCCTCGATCTCCATGGCGAGGTCGAGTGTCATGCCGTAGATCGTCGGTTCGGACTGGCACATGGCAATCCTCCTATCGGTAGGCGGGGCCGTCGTAGCGGACGAAGACGACCTTGGCGGCGGGGTGTTCGCGTTGCGTATCAGCGATGTCGCCAGCGACTGCGCCGAGACTGTTCGTGGAGTTGAAGCTGAGCAGCCGACCGGTGTTCTGGTCGTACAGCCGGTAGTGGATGTCCTCGGACAACGGCTCGTGCACAGAGTTGCGGCTCGGCAGTTCCTTGCCGTTCCAGATGTCGGGCATGGTCAGGTCCACTCCCAGTTCTGGCCGGCGCGGGCGGCCCGGTTGGCGGAGTCGCCGAGGAGGGTGGCGAGTTGGGCCCATTCGGGGTTCATGGCACGGTGGTTGGCGGCTTTGGCCAGGAGGTCGCCGATGCGGCCGGCCTCAGTGGGTGGGGTGTGGACGGGGACGCTGAGGTGGCCGTCGAAGAGGTGGGCGATCTCGCGCCACTCGGGCCCAGTGAGTGCGTGGGCGAGGTGCTGGCCGAGGTTGCTGATGGTGAGGGCGGATCGGGTGGAGGGGACGCCGTGGCTGATGCTGATTCCCACGGTTACCGCCCGATGGCGTTGCCGGGGGCCATGCGGATGCGGCCGTCGGGTTCGTCGGCGGCGAGCCAGTCGTGGTGTTCCTGGCAGAAGTAGAGGCCCTTGACCTTGCGTTCGGTGCAGAAGCGGTTGCCGTCGTTGTGCCAGCTGCCGATCTGTATCTGGTAGCCGCAGGTCTGGCTTGCGCGGTCGGGTTCGTGTCGGGTGAATTTCATGGCTCACTTCTCCTGTAGCGAGTAGCTCGTGATGGTGACGTTGGCGACGGGGATGCCATTGCTCTGCGCGTACCAATTGGTGAGCCCTGCGAGGAGGGATCCCACGGTGGCGCCGGGCTGCGTGTCGTAGCTGCCTTCGATGCGCTGGGTCGTGAGGGTCCCGTACCTGAACGTGGCGTCCCAGGCGTAGCGGCTGGCGGTGAGCGGCGTGTTCGGGTTGCTGTAGTCAGCCATGCTTTCTCCTAGAGCATTCGGGCGTGGGCGAGGGCGGCGGCGCGGTCGAGGTAGAGGAGTGGTTGGCGCGGGCCATTCCGTGAGTCGTTCCAGGAGGGGATGGTTTCCGCTCCTGGGAAGTCGCGCTGAATGGCGTCGAGGAGGACGCGGCAGGCGTCGTCTGCTACTCCCCCGGTGGGTGCTTCGGCTCGGATGGCTCCGATGAGGCAGTTGGCGCCTTGCTCGTCGCGTAGTGCCCCTGCGCACCAGCCGTCGGTTTCGAGTCGGACGCGCGCCTTGTGGAGGGTGACGGCGAGGGGTGTGCTGTAGGGGCACGCGGTGGGGGGCTGCGTGATTTCGGCGGGTACCTGGATGACGTCGTCGAGGTTGACCTTGTGGGTGTTGATGCGGGCGTCGACGGCGAGGGCGGCGAGGGCGAGGCGCTCGTCGAAGGAGAGCGCCTTCGTCGCGGCGGCTGGGGCGCGGTCGAGAGCCTTGGCGGTCATGATCGCGCCTTGCCGTTGTCGCACTTCTCGGGGCAGGCGACCGTGCGCTGAACGCCGCCGAAAGCGGTGTAGAGCACGCCGTTCCCGGTGCAGCACCAGCACAGGCCCCTCGCCTGCGCTTCGGCTGGGGAGAGGGGGCCGTTCTGCGCCTCCCACTGCTGGTCGGTCATTCGACCGGGCATGATGAGGGTCTCCTCGTTCGATCTGATTCGGGCGGGGTGGGAAGGGGCGCCCCTGTGTGCTGGCAGGCTGGAGGGGCGCCCCGGCTGAGTTAGTGCGAGGCCTGTCGGGCGGCGCTGATCTCTGCGTCGGTGATTCCGGCGGCGTGGGCGGCGGCGATGATGCGGTCGCGCTGTTCGAGCTGGTGCGCTGCGGGCTCGGGGGTTCGCGCGATCAGGTTTTCCGTGTTCGCTGCGAGCGCCAGCAGTTCCTGCCTCGTGACCATGTGCTAGATCCCTTCTCCGGTTGTGTGGTTTTGGGCTACTGGCCTTCGCCGCGCTGGCGGCGCATCTCGGCCTTGAGGTCTTCCTCGGTCGCGCCGAGGTCGTAGGCGCGGCCCACCGCGCGCATGACCTGTTTCGGGTCGGTGAGGCAGGCGGGTCCGCCGTGCGCGATCACCTCGCGGGCGGCTTCCTCTACGGCCTGCTGCTGGTTCATCTCGTGTCCTTTCAGTCGTTGTCAGACGCGCCAAGACCCGAGCGGGCGGCGCTTCTTCGGGTCGCTGCCGTCACGGACGCGCTTCTCGAGGCCACGGAGTTCGGCCTCGTCGAGGACGCCCTCGTAGCCGGCGGGCAGCGGCCCGGCGACCTGGGGGGCGGGTCCGGCGAGGTTCCGGAGGCCCTGGGGCGGGGTGTCGTAGACGGGGCCGTAGTTCTGGCAGAACTGAACGGCGTCCATGGAGCCGGCGCTGGGGGTGTTGGTGAACGGCCGCCGTTCGGTGAAGACGATCTGGCTGTAGGTGCGCTTGTCTTCGTAGGGGGCGAGGTTGGTGGCCATGTCGCGGACGACGTAGTAGGGGGTGTTGAGTTTGGCCTGCTTCGCGAACTTTTTGGCGTCGCCGGGCTGCCAGCACTTGGACATGGGTGATCTTCTCCGTTTCGGGTTTGTGGTGGTTTGTCGGGTGGACAGTGACAGGTTTGCCCCGGTCTGCACCCCGGACGCGGGTGGACGGAGGGTGGACGTGACCCGGGTCGCGTCCGGGTGCCGTCCGGGCGACAGACCGGGACGAAAGGGATCCTGTCCGGGCGACTGTCCGGGGCAAAGGGTGCAAAACGACGGGGTTAGTTACCTTCGAGCAAGGCGAGTGCGTCCGCGATATCGGCCCGCTTGTAGCCGTTCACGCGGTTCGGCCTGCCAGGGATCGTGACCTTCACCGTGCCCCCGGCACCAGCAGCCCGCAGGAGCTCGCCGAGCCGCTCCTCCGTCATACCGCCGCCGATGATCTCGGCCATCTCGTCGAGCTGCGCCACATCCCGGCCCAGCGTCGTCGTCATGGCGATCAGACACCCGCGCAGCGCGTCCATCTGCATCCGCTGCTCCGGCGTGTGGTTCAGCACGTTCCGGCCCGGCACACCGTCCCGCTTCGGTCCGCCAGCCGCCGAGGACAGACCGGTGGCGTTGAGGAGGTGCTTCTCGATCGGGTCGTCCCACTGCCCGGCCAGACGGCCCGCAACCTCGCGGATCTTCGCCGCCTTCTCCAGCAGCATGGTGATCTCGCCACGCTCGTCCTCGTCCAGGTCGAAGGACCGGGCCAAGTCGGTGACGCCGGCGAACGGGTTGACGAGCCAGCCGAAGCCGGGCCGGGGCGGATCGAACTTGGAAGCGTCCCGGCCCGCACTGGCCTGGCCGCCGCCGAGGATCGCGTTGGACTGGGTGGCGTTCTCCACCCGCATCGCCCACCTGGCGCCGCAGTTCATGGCGAGCGCCTGCGGGATGACGTCGGCCTCCGGATACTGGGTGATCAGCACCATGAGGATTCCTGCACCGGCAGCCACCGCAGACAGCTCGATCAGCGCCTCAAGGATCTCGTCGCGCAGCGGCTTGCCGGGCCGAGTGTAGGTGGCCAACTCGTCGATGACCAGCAGCTCGATGCCGCCGATCTGCTCGATGACGGGCCCGACCAGCTTCGACTTGCCGAGCTTGCCGAGGTCCCGTTCGCGGCGATCCTTGTCGGCGAGCAGGGCCTTGAGTAGGGCGAGCAGCCGCTCGGGGTTGGGCTTGAAGTACGTCGAGGCGACGCCCGCCTTGGCGTAGGGGTCCCACTCGCCGTTGTTCTTCCCTGCCACGATCCGCAGGTTGATACGCGGGTCGAACGAGGTACCGACGACCAGATTGGAAGCGCCGACGCCCTTCCCGGACCGAGTCATGCCAGCGATCACATACGACTGGTTGTTGATCGCAAGCCGGATGGTGATACCCCGCTTGTTCCAGGCGACCGGCACCCCCTCCTTCCAGGCGTCCAGTTGAGCCGGGGCCTTGAGCAACGGCGACGGCCTGGTCTCCTCGAACGGGTCGCGGTCCGTCATCCAGAAGGATGTGCGTACCTCTGTTCCGGCCTTCTCGATGTCGACCATGGACACGTCGCGGCCGAGCGCCCCAGCCAGCTTCGGCAACTTCTTCTTCAGCTCGGCGACGGTGGTGCGAGGCGGAAGATCGAAGACCACGGTCGTGCTTCCGTCCTTCTCCCGCTGCGGGACGGCGAGGATCTGGATCTGCTCGTTCGGCTTGACCTCGCCGATGTTTCGGAGGGCCTGATCAAGCTCGTCAACCGTGAGCGCCGGGGGCGGCGGGGCGTTGAACTCCCGCATCCCCGGCTGCGGTTCCGGCTTCACCAGATCCACGGTTGGGGCGGCCAGCTGCACGGTGGTCGGGGCAGGTGCAGGCTGGCCGGCGTCGAAAGGGCGCGATACCAGGTACCAGCCGTACCCGGCGGCCGTGCCGAGGACGGCCAGCAGTGTGGGCTGACCGTTCCCGGCCTGCTCGATGGCCGCGCCGAGCGCGGGGAAGGCTGCGAGGCCACCACCAGCGACGATGGCGGCACGCTTGGCCTTCGCACCGGCCCGGGCGGCGTTGATCTCCCGGTCGTTGGGCGGGAGCACGGGCGTGGCCTGGAGCTCGGCGAGCCGGGATTCCTCGGCCGCGACCCGCCCGCCCAGTGTGGCGAGTGTTCCGGCGTTGACCGTCTCACCGGCTTCGGCGCGGGCCTTGGCGTGGGCGAAACGGCCGTGCGCTTCGGCGGCTGCCCGCTGCTGGTTGGCGACCTTCTCGGCGTGCTTGCGCTGCTTGGCTTCGGTGGCGGCCTGGATGACGGCGACCTGGTCGAGGTCGCCTGTGGCCAGCCAGTCCTTCGTGCGGGCGGCGGCGTGCCCGTACTGCGTCTTGAGCGCCGCTTTGGCGCGGTCGCCACGGGTGGGCTCGGCGGCCTCCTGCGCCTCCTCCTCGACGGGCTGCTTCTCGACGGGCTGTGCTTCGGTGGCCACTGGCCTGATCCTTCCGGGTGTCGGGGCGGGGTCCGGGGTGGACCCCGCGGGGTTGGGTTAGAGGCCGCCGAGCATGTTGCCGAGGGAGGCGATCGCGGACTCGGTGAACTGGTCGCCCATGGCGCCGATGACCGTGCCCGACAGGGCGATCCCGAACAGGCCGACGAGCACGGCGTCACCGGGCTTGATGTCGCGGTGCTTGACCCGGACGACCACGATGAAGCCGAGCAGCAGGATGGCGACGACGCCAGCGCCGATCGCGCCGCCGGACGCCTGCGTGGTGATCTGCTCGCCGTTGACGCCCATGGGCTGCTGCCCGCTGACCGGGTTCTGCAGCTGGGCGCCGGAGCCGCCGCTGTCGGGGGTGAGCCCGTTGGTGATGCCGTCGGTGCCGCCCGGCGTGGTGTCGGTGCGGGCGATGGCGATGACGGTGGCCTCGTGCTCCGGGGAGGCGGCGGACGCGGTGGCGTTGGCGCCGGCGAGGAGGGCGATGGTGGCGCCGCCCGAGATGGCCAGCCGAAGAATCGTGGCGTTCATTACTGATCTCTCCTAGGGGTGGGTTAGTTGGCGTTCGGGCGGGAGTTCTTGGCGGTGATGGAGGCTTGCTTTCGGGCCGCCGCAACGTAGGGCGCGGTGTCGCCCTTGGTGCGTCGTCCAGGGCGCGCGGGCGGGTTGTAGACGCGCTGCTTCTTGGTGGTCTGCATTTGCGATGTACGCTGCGCGTTCGTGGTCTTGCTGACGGTGTTGACGGGCTTGTTCTGGCGGGCCGCGTCGACCCTTGCGGCGGCGGCGTTGCGCATGCGGAGAACGTCGGCGGACTCGCCCGGCTTCGCGCCCTCGACGTCGAGCTTGGCGCGCTCCCAGACGGCGTTCGGGTCCGTCTCGCCGAGGTCCGCCGCGAGCTTCACGGCGTGCTCCCACACCTTCGGGAAGTGCGTCGTGCGGAGCTCGGTCAGTTGCGCCGCCTTCGCGGCGGCGGCCTTGTCGGCGGCCTCCTTCTCAGCAGTGCGCTGCTTCTCCTCCGCAGCCTTCTCCACCGCGAGTCGCTTCGCTTCCTTCTCGGCTGCCTTGCGCTGCTTGCGGGTGAGGGCACCGTCTCGCTTGCGGATCTGGCCGTGCTCGTGGAGGTCGTACACGCCGGGGCCAGCGATGGATGCGAAGGCGGTTCCGATTGCGGTGGCCGGGTCGAACGCATGCAGCCCGTGCCAGAGGTTGATCGCCGCCGCGATGAAGGCGAGCACCCACGCGATGAGCCGGTAGTGCCAGTGCGGCCGGTGCCCGGAGGCCGCGGCCCGGGCGCCCTTGAGAACAACCCATGCCCCGCCTTCAAGCATGATCGGCGCGGCCATCAGCCACAGGGCGTTCGGGTTGTAGAACGCGGCGATCTGCACCGGCAAGGCGACGACCGAGCAGACGGCATAGAAGCGCAGCGCGTACTTCCGCCACTGCTCCTCGGCGGCAGCGATCTCGGCAGCCTTCGCCGCTTCGGCTTGCTCCTGCGCGGCGGCCTTCTCCTCGGTCTCGCGGGCGGCACGCTCCTGCTCTTCGCGCTCCCGGTTGAGCTTGGCGATGCGGGCCTCGCGGGCAGCCTGCTCTTCGCGGGCGCGGGCCTCAGCCTTGTCGTTGGCAAGACGCGTCTTGCGCGCTTCCTCCTCCGCCTTGAGGCGGATCGCCTCAGCCTCAGCCTCGGCCAGCTTCAGGTCGGCTTCCTTCTTCGCCTCGGCTGCGAGGCGGCGCTCCTCCGACTCGGCCCATGCTGCGGCGCGGATCGCCTCGGCCTGGGCCTGCGCGACGAGTTCGCTGTCGACCTGGGCGCCCTGCTGGGTTTCGGTGGGGGTGTCGGCCTGGGGGGCGGGGGTGGCCTCTATGGGCTGCCAGTCCCCCAGCACGGGCACGGCGGGCGGACGGGCGGTGCCGTTCACCTTCGACGGGCTGGCAGTCATGGCGGTCTGTGTCCTTTCTCGGGTTCGGTTGGTTGGAAGCGCTGGCGCGGTTCCCCTCGACCCCGCCCGTGCGAGACGGGCGGGGCGGGCAGCCGGTCAGCGGGAGTACGGGTGCAGGTAGATGTCCCGGTGGCGGTCCGCCTGGTCCTGGAAGCGCTGTGCCATTTCCGTGTCACCGCGTAGGGCGGCGTCGCGTGCGTCCGAGGCGGCGGCACCGGCGGCCTCGCGGTCGTAGTCGGGGTCCACTGGGCTGTCGTGGTGGCTGGAGGGTGTGCTGGCCCCGGCCTCGGCGTTGGCGCGGTCGAGGATGCTGGGCCGGGAGTTGTTGCGGGAGAGAATTCCCATGACGGGTTCCTTTCGTGGGTGGTGTGGAAGCGCTGGCGCGGTTCCCCTCACCGCCCAACACGAGTTCGGGCGGATCGGGCAACAGGTCAGGCGGCGGCCAGGTAGTCGAAGCCGCGCAGCTCGTCGACCAGCGCCGGGTCGATCGCCTTGGCGTGGTCGAGGATCAGCAGCATCTGCTCACGGTCACGGTCGGCACGGGCGGTCACGTAGTCGGCGAACAGACCGGCGACCACCGTGTCGACGACCTCGCCGATCGTGGCGTTCTTACGACGCCGGGCACCCAGCTCGGTGGCGGACAGATCGGCGTCGAACAGGATCATGGACATGGCTCGTAAGCCCTCTCGGGATAGATCGAGTGGAGTAGTGGGCCGCAGGCGGCGAGGCCGCGGGGGATTCGGTGTCATCCCGCCGCCTGCGGCGATCAGGGTGGTCAGCTACGAGGCTGACCGTCAGGGCAGTCACACACAGCCGGACCGTCCTCGTACCGGCCGGACGAACCACACGGGATGCAATGCCAGTCCGGCAGCCAGTCGTCGGCCTCGGTGTCCATCACGACACCGGTCGCGTCTGCTGAGCAGCGGCCAACTGCTCGGCGGCCATACGGGCGGCCTCAGCAGCCTGCGCGGCAGCCATCGCCTCTGCGATCCGCTGCTGGGCCAGAGCGTCAGCGGCCTCCTGCTCCGTCATCACGCCCTCCCCTCGGCCGGGACAACCAGGAACCGGTCGCCGGCGAGGTCCATCACCACGGTGGCGTCGGTGCCCTGGGTGCGGAGCTCGGCCGCCATCTCCTCCGCCGGCCACGAACCACGCGGGCCACCAGCCGGGAAACTGTCGAAGATCTCCCGGGCGCTCACAGGCCACCGCCCTCAGCGTCCATCGGCGGAACAACCTCGGCCCGGATCGCCCCGGCCGGCTCATCGCCCCACTCGAACTTGGCGTACAGGGTGGCGCTGCCGTCCCGGCGGATGCGCCCCGTCGGCTCGGCCTGAAGGTAGGCGACCCAGGCGTTGAAGTGCTGCCGCTGCTCGTCCGCCGTCACCCCCAGCCCGTTCACGGTGCCGGTGATGGCCCCGGTCGTCGCGATCGTCCAAGCGATCGCCGGAAGCCCCTGCTGGGTGGCGGCGTCCAGGAACTGGGCCAGGATGATGTGGGCCCGCATCTGCCAGCGCAGACGGTCCGCGTTCTCGATGCTGTAGCTCACGCCGCACCGCCGATCAGGTCCAGGCGGCCGGCCTTCGCGAGATGGCAGCGGCACATGGCCATCTCATCCTGCGCCTCGAGGCAGCCGTCGACGTCGCCCGAGGCGGACAGTCGGCGGCAGCACTCGGACGCGTACCGGTAGCGGGTGGCCGTCTCCAGTGGGGCCAGCAGATCGGTACGCCCGGCCTTGGCCAGCACACCGAACATGTCGGCCATCGTCTGCTGCGCCTGCCCGATCGAATCGAACTCAGCAGGCGACAGCGTCGACGCCGGCCGGGCAACCAGCTCGTCGTAGTGGAACGCCGCGACCTCGTAGCGCGTCACCGCACGGATCAGCGGCAGCGGCAGGAGCGCACGCTCCAGCTTGGCCAGCGCCTCGGCGGCCCTGGCGTTCAGGGTCTCGGTGCTCATGCCGCCACCTCCACCGCGTGCTCGTTGTGCAGACGGGCGGTGTCGGCGGCCTCACGGATCTTCGCGGCCAGCTTCTCCAGGTCGGCCGCCACCTCGTCCGCCATCTCCGGCGTCAGGTAGGCGTCGACGCTACCCTCGTCGCCCACGATGATGTGTGCCGCCCGCATCTGCAGGTCGCTCGACATCGGGTCGCAGCCGACCGCCGCCGTCATCGTGTAGGCGGGCTTGCTGGGGTTGAAGAACGAGTGCACGTGCACGGCGAGCGTGTCGCCCGTGTGGTCCACGTCCTCCAGGAAGTGCACCCACTCAGAGACGTGGTTCGTCGCACACCAATCCGGGCACGGCACGAACACCAGCTTCTGCTCGGGGCCGGGGGCTCCGATCGCCACCGGGGCGAGGTGATGGCCCGGCGCGATCGCCGGGAAGGGCGTGACGGTACCCAGGACAGCCTGGGTAGACTGCTGCTTATCCATGAGGCGACCTTTCAGAGCTTCCTCGTGGTGAGGGCCGGCCCGCGATGTGAGAGTTGCGGTGTCCGGCCCGTTTTCTGTTGTGTTGCTGCCCGCAGGCAAAGCCTGGTGAGAGTGGACAGCGGTGACGACTTCAAGGGGGGCCTTGGAGCCGCTGAAGTACAGCCTGCACTCGGGCACACCGCACTGTCAAGAGGAGTCTTGAAGTTGCGGCGAACGGCCCATACGCTACGCGCATGACAGAAGCGCTCACCTCCGCCATCGAGTCCGAGACGGGACGGCTCGCGCAGATCACTAATCCCGTAGAGCGCTTCCACGCAATCCGAGAGTTCCGCGAGGTCGTGGCTGCCGGCGAACGCACCGGCAGGGACCTCGAAAAGGATGCGGTCAACGAACTCAAGGAAGGCCGACCGTGGCGCGAGGTCGGCGAGATGCTCGGCATGTCCGGCTCCCGAGCGGAGCAGATCGCCAAGGGGCGATGACGGGGATTCATCCATGCCCACAAGGTGACATCTCGGCGTCACTCTCCGCGACGACACCCGAGGCGACATCCTGGCGTCATTAAGGGCGGCATTCCGGCGTCATAGCGGCTACCGTATAGAACATGACCGAACCAAACGCCACGCTCCGGGCAGTACGCATCTCCATGATGCTGAGCCAGGATGACTTCGCCAGGGCACTTCGGGAAGCCGGAGTGCGCGCTGGTGATCGGATCGACGCAAGCAAGCGGCTCGTGCAGCGATGGGAGTCTGGAGCCATCGCCGCACCAAGTGCCCGCTACGCCCGCGCTCTTGAGGTAGTCACCGGCATGCCGATCGACTCCCTCGGCTTCAACTCGCCAGTCATGGCGCGCGTGGCCGACGACGGAGCGGGCGGGCACGACGTCCACCCATCCCCCGAAGGTGTCGCCGCACCTGGCCCTGGCCCCACGCCACAGACCTCACCGCGCGCCAACTACTCGGGCGTCTGGCTCTCCAAGTACGAGTACTTCTCCAGCGGCCGGGACGCCACCTTCGCGGGGGTGCACTACGTGCTGCTGCTCCAGCACGGCAACCGGCTCACCGTCCGATCCCTGCCTGGCGCCTCATCGAACCCCGACTCTCCGCTCACCATGGACCTCACAGTGGACGGCAGCGTCGTCACCGGCACGTGGGTCGAGCAGACTGCGACCGACGGCTACTACCGAGGCGCCCGCTACCACGGCGCCATTCAGATGCTCGTCGAGCCGACGGGTACCCGCATGGCCGGCAAGTGGATCGGCTTCGGCAAGGACATGGACGTCAACACCGGGCCCTGGGAGCTCCGCCTCCAAGACCCGTCGACGAATCAGGCGACGATCGCCAAGTACAGTCGGCGACCCGAGTGAGGCAACACGCCAAAAGCGCCCCCAGCCGCATGGCTGGGGGCGCTTTCTGCTGCCCTATGCAGCGATGTTGAGGGAGAGTTGCACTGGCTTGCTGACTGGCGTCGGGGTCGTCTTCGTCCACCCGTCGACCAAGTCGGTAATCAGCGGGAGTACCCGCGCGGGAAAGTATTCGCGGCCACGAACGGGCGCCTCACGAGCATCCCTAAGCGCGGCAAGAATGGTCTTCTCCAGCCGCAGCGCCACGTCGCCGGGCAGGCCCTCGACCAGGCGTATGACACAGTCGAAGCCATCGCGTGAGTGGTCGCCGAGCCGGGGGCGCGGATCGCCAGACGTGATACCAAACTTCACGACACCGTTGATCTCGTCGGCGACGACGTAGAACACATTCGGCCGACGCCCCCTGCATGCCCAGCAGATGCCCTGCCCTTGCCCCACACCGTGAGGGCGAGGCGTGCAATCGTGCCCGTTTCGGCATCGCACACGGTGCGGCGTGTCGGATCCGAGCCACTCGCGTTCGAGCAAGGTCGCACCGAGTTCTTTGAGTCGCGCACGGAACGCCGCCTCGGCAACCTCCGGGACATTGCCCGCGCACGTGGCGCAGATGCCCCACCGCCGCGTGTTGTTCGGCCGCGGGCTACTCGCGTGTCCTGCCGAGCACCGCACCCGGTGCGGCACGTCTTTCCCGAGCCATTCCGGTTCAAGTACCTCGCCACCGAGCCCGGTGACGCGCGCACGGAACGCGTCCCAAGCAGCCTGCGGATCACAGCCCACACACCTGCGACAGATGCCCTGCCCTTGCATCACGCCTGCGGGACGAGGCGCGCACTCGTGACCGGCTGAACACCGCATCCGATGTGGTTTGTGGTTGCCGAGCCATTTCGGTTCAAGGAGAGTCGCACCCAGGTCCGCGAGCCGCGCCCGGAACTTCGCCTCAGCCGTCTGCGGGTCACGGCCCGAGCAGACACGACAAATATGCCCTCCCTGCTGCACCCATGATGGGCGGGGCGTGCATTCATGACCGGCGGCGCACCGCGCCCGGTGTGGCTTGTCGCTGCCAAGCCAACTCGGTTCCAATACCTCGCCACCTCGCTCTTTGACGCGCTGCCGGAACCTAGCGTCGGCCCGTGCCGAGCGAGCAAGGCTTTGTACAGTTGCCATGCGGGGACTCCTTCGCAGTCTCCGAAGTGGCCCCGGCCGGTGCACCACCACCACCGGGGCCGCGCCATGTTTGGTACCACCAACATAGCTGCGGTGACTGACAGTTCAGGCCGCATTCCGCGTCACGGCGTCGGCATTCAACTCGGCATCAGTCCAGGAGCTTCCGCATCCGCTACATCGCGTGTACATGTCGTGGTCTGTGCGGCTGAGCGCCATCAACTGACAGCGTGGACACGGCCTCGATATGGCGCGGGTGCGGATTTCAATTCGAGCAATCCCGCGAATCTGCCACATGAGGTCGTTCAACTCGCTGACCAGTTCCGCGCCCCACGGCTTCGTCGCCGCAAAACCCAATTGGTTGGAGAGCCAGGAGGCCAAGTCCTCGACGCGGTACCGGATGGGCCCGTTGATCCGGCGCTCTTCGCATACGAGCCTCACCCACGAGCCGAGCACGCCCGCGATGGGCTGCTGTCCGATCTGGTCTCCGTGCGGGTCGTGGACGGTTCCGCTGGCGGCCGGCCCGACGAGGTTGAGGACGTCGGCGCGGCACGGCAGCGGTGCCTCCCGCGTGCCGGCGCGTCCGGTGTCGCCGCTGCGTTCCCGCTGCAGCGAGCCGTGGAGGACGACGAGGGCGGCCGGGATGCTGGCGAGGATGGCGCGGGCGCGGTGGATGCACAGGTCACACAGCTGCTGGGCGGCAGCGGTCTCGTGCGCGCGGAGTTCGCGGCTGCAGTGCGGGGCGGTGCAGGCGGCGCTCATCGGGTCTCCATGTCGGTGTGGTTTGTGCGGGTTTGGGGTTCGGGTTGGGGTCGCGGGGCGGGGTGGCGGCTCTCAGCGCCTCTGTGCGGGCCGTAGCTCGCCAGGGACCCGAGAGCCGGTTTCGGCGCTCTCAGGGGCGCTCAGGCCGTTTCTCGGGCCCATTCCGCCCCACCGGGCCACTCACTCCGGGACCTCGACGGTCACGGGGTGGCCCGTGCGAAGTCGTGGTGCGCCTCGTCGGGATCGTCGACGTCGCACACCCCGCAGGTTCCGGGCGTGACCGGGTCGTCGCCCTCGCGGTGCGCGTCTTTCGGGTGGCTGCACTCGGCGCACGGCTGCGCCCCGTCCTGCCGCACCCCGGCGGCGAGGGCAGCACGAATCTGGCGGGCTGAGTCGCGCAGCGCGGGGCGGACGATCTCAACTACCCCGGGCGCATCGGCGTCGCTCTCCAAGCCTTCGGCAACCGCGCGCAACTTGGCGGCCGCCTGCGCGCGCCGCTGCTGTTCTTCCTTCCACGCCTTGCGGTAGCTGTCTCGCTCGCGCGCCACGGTCTGGATGTTGCGGACGAGTTGCTCGGCTGTGTCCTCGGCTTCGTCCAACTGCTCGCGCAGTCGCTCGATCTCGGCGCCCTGGTCGGTCTCGGGCTTGTTGGTGGTCGGCGTCTCGGCTTCCGGTGTCTCGTTCTGCTGCTCGCCAGCCACACCGGCAGGCGCGTCACGGTGCTTGGGCAGCCCCGACCACCAGCCCAGGTCGCGGCCCAGCTCGTCCAGGTCCTCGCCGGGGTGCTCCTCGACGAACCAGCCCCAGCAGGACCGGCACTTGCACCACTGGTGCGGCGGATAAGGCTGGGCCGCGTCCTGCCGCACCCCGGCGGCGGGCCCGGTGTTGCAGTCGGCCGGGGCCGCCGGCTGGTGCTCCTGGCAGGGCCAGGCGAGGTCTCCGTCCTCGTGATCACCGCCGTGGTTGGCCTTCAGGGCGCACTCCCTGAGTGTTCGCGGGTCCGACTCGTGGCACAGCGGGCCGGGACCACGCCGGGGTTCGCGGTCGCCGATCGCTTCACGGACCGCGATCTCGTACTGCATGCCGGTCGCTCCACGCTCCTTGCAGTCGCGGAGGGCGACACGAACACGGTTGACGCAGTCGATGAGACGGTCACGTTCCTGGGCTGTCTCGTCGACGGGGGCGGGGATGATGTCGCTCCAGTTGAATCGGGTGGCGGCCCCTTCGCCGTCCGTCTCGGGCTTGGCGGTGGGCTGCGCGTTGCGGACCGCCTTTCGGCCTGTGCGGCGGGCTAGATCTGCCGCCTCGTGCCACACCTGCGCCTGATCTTCGAGGTCTCGGCGCATCTCCTCCTCGGCCTCCACAGACAGCGCCTGCGCTTTGGCCTGGAGGGCGGCTACGACTTCGTCAACCACGCTGGGACTGGCGGCGGGCTTGGTGGTGGTCGGCGTCTCGGCTTCCGGTGTCTCGTTCTGCTGCTCGCCAGCCACCCGGTAAGTGGGCACGCTGCCAGGTCCGACGGACTGCCAGTACGGCTCCCACTCCTCGGCCGCCGCGTCGTACCGCCAGCCGAACGCCACCAACTCGTCACGAGCCCCCGGGGGGCCACCCACGAACGCGACCTGGAACACGTCCCGCTCGCCCGGCTCCTGGCCCGGCTGCGGCATGAACACGTAGCTGCCGGTCGTGATGCCGTCGCCGAAGACGGGTTCGCCCCACCGGTCGGTGCCGTGCGGCGGCGTGGGCTGGTCATGCAGTTCGGTCACGGGAAACTCCTAGAAGTCGTCGGGAAGCGGGGTGAGGGCCCGCGGTGAGGGATGAGAGCGAAACCAGCTGTGCGAGTGAGGTCGGTAGTCGTTGGAGGCCACGTCGCGACGAAGAATCCAGATGCGGCCGACGCGCGGCAGAACGGCTTCCTGGCCGCCTATGCGCAGGGTGACGGGGATGGGTGTTCCGGCTTCGGCGAGCTGGGCGTGGGCGCGGGCTCGGAGGTATGCGCCGGGTTCGGTGTCGGCGGCTTCGCTGAGGCTGTAGCCGGAGCCTTCGTAGCGGATGATCCAGAGCACGTGATGGGTCATGTGGGCTGCTCCTCGCCAGCCACACACGGGCCAGACACGTCGGCCACGCGGCGCTGCCACTCAGCCCCGCAGTCCGGCGCGCACAACTCGTGGTCGCCCTCGGCGTGGGCCATCAGCCGCTCGTGGACGGAGCACGGCTCACCGCCCGGTTCGCAAGCCACGAAGTCGCACGGCGTCGCCACGTACTCGGCCTCGCCCGCCTTGCGAAGGAAGGCGTCCATGAGCGCGAACGCCGCGCCCGCAGCATCGACGGCCCCGCGCTCGGCGTAGGCCCCGCCCGCCTTGTTGCACTCGGCAGCGGCGTCCAGCCACGCGTCCGCTCGTGGCGCGGGCGGCGGGACAGACACAGCAGCCTCCGGGTCGTGCAGCCGCGCCTCCTCCGCCAACCACTCGGGCCAGCCATCCGGGCCGCCGTAATAGTGCTGGCCCATCGGCTTCTCGGTCGGGTACCGCTCGCCGTTACGCATCCACCAGCCCTTCACGTAGGCGTGGACGCGGCCCAGCTGGCTGTCCGTCGTGGACCGGTACGTGAGGGTGATCTCGGTCGGGGCCAGGGTGAGGCCCTTCGTGTGCTCGGCGGGCACATCCGGCACGCCCTTCACGGCGTATGCGACGGAGCGGGCGAGCGGAATGCGGTCGACGGCGGCGGTCTCGTGGTTGGTCACAGCTTCTCCTCGGGAAGGTTCAGGGGGCCGGACGCCGGTAGGTCGAATACCGGCGGCCGGCGTTCTGGTGTGCGGGGTAGCCGGATGCGTCACACCGCGGCGGCGGCGCGGCAGGGCTCGCTGCTGTACTCGCCGTTGTCCTGTCGCTGGCAGGAGCAGACCTGCTCTTCGCGGATGTGGGAGCAGCGCTCGATGCCGGGGTCCTCGCGGCCGTCGTCGTCGAAGTACTCGTCGCACTCGCGGTCCAGGCACTCGAAGGTGCCGACGAGAACCGTGACGGGCTCGTGCGCGGTGTCGATGCCGGGGACGATGCCGCGCTTGGGCCGGGCGTGCTCGCGTACCCGGCACGCCTCCCACGGCACCATGTCGCCCTCCTCGGCGGAGCAGGCCAGACAGGCGGATCCGACGGGGGCGGACAGGCAGAGGATGCCGTCGTCGTAGGGCTGGTGGTTGCACATCCACTGGTCCCAGGCGTCGGCGCCGCGTTCGGGGATCGGCTTGTGGGGGCAGTGGTCGGTGTCGGCGGCCCAGTAGTAGGTGCCGGGCTCGTGCTGGTCGGTCATGGTGTGGGCCTTTCGTGATGTTGCCGGGTGGTGGTGTGGGTGGTCGTTGGGTGGGCGCGGGCTACACGACGAGGGCTCAGCAGATGTCGAGGACCGTCACGGGCTGAGCACCGGGCGTGGCCTCGGTGGCGACGTCGAAGTACCACTCGAAGTCCGGGTCGTCGCCGCGCTCTGGGTCGGGCTTGCGGAAGACCACCCACATCTCCTCGACGCGGTCGTACCAGCCGTCGAGGTCGGCGCGGCAGTCGTCGGCGAGGTTGGCGAGGTGGCAGAAGACGCGGGCGTGCCGGTTGAAGGCGGCGAAGGCGCGGCGGGTGCCGGGGTGGCCGAGGGCGAGCATGTTGCCGTCCTCGCCGATGTGGCAGACGGGGATGCCGTAGTGGGTGGCTTCGGTTGCGGGGTTGGTGAGCGGCTGGTGGGTGACGGTCTGGGTGGTCACGGTGTGCTCCTTGGCGAGACGGTGCGGTTCGTGTCGATGGCGGGAGGACGCTACGGGCGGGGTCAAGCGGCGGGGTCTGCGAACAGGTCAAGCCGGTCACCGAGCAACCGGTTCGCCCACAGCACTTCGGTGCGGGCCCGGTCGCTGGTCGCGTTGTCGGCGCGGGCGCTGGTCTCGTGGCGGTGCCAGCCGTCGTACAGCTCGTCGTACAGCGGGCTGTGGTAGCCGGAGAGGACGACCGTGGCGCGGCAGTCGGCGACTGCGGCCGCAAGTTCGCGGTGCTGGTCGTCGCTGCGCATCTCGTGCCGGTAGTTCGCGAACGAGCGGGTCGAGCCGAGGTACGGCGGGTCGACGTACAGCAGGACGCCCTCGTGTCGCCCGTACTTGGCGATCACGTCGAGGGCGGGCGCGGCTTCCAGGGAGACCGCGTGCAGGCGCTCCGCTGCGGCCGCGAGCCGGTCGACGTAGCCGTCAAGGCAGCCGGGCATCGACGTGGCCGTTCCCGCGGGGTCGATGTACTGCCGCCAACCGGTCTTGCGGAGGGTGCCGCCGCGCCCTTGGGTGAGGCGCACCCAGACGCGGCGGGCGGTCTCCAGGTCGTCGCCCGGCGCGTCCTCGTAGGCAGCATCGTGCTCGGCACGCGAGTGCGGGGTGAGGGCACAGGCGCGGATCAGGTCCGCGGGCCGGTCGCGGAGGATCCGCCAGAACATCATCAGCTCGCCGTCGAGATCGTTCACCGTCTCCAGCCGTGAGGGCTGCTTGGCCAGCAGCACCGACAGGCCGCCGCAGTACGGCTCGACGTAGTGGTCGTGGGCGGGCAGCAGCGAGACGATCCACGGGGCGATGCGCTGCTTGGACCCGAAGTACGGGACGGGGCTCTTCACGGTGTCGTCGTCTCCTGGTGGTGTGGGCGGGGCTCACGGGGTTCGGGCGCGGGTCGTAACCGGCGTCAGGTGATTGCCTGGCGGGCCTTCCAGCGGGCTTGGGTCTCGCGACGACACGCGCGGCAGCGGCGTGCGCCGTTCGGTTGGCTCTTGGACGGCTTGATGTGGTGCGTGTTCTCCGGGGTGAACTCGTGGCCTTTGTCGCAGTGGGTCTTGCGGGCGTTGAGCGCGGCCGAGGCGACCCCACGGAGGGAGTTCTCGCGCGGGGTGACGGCCTCCAGATGGGCCGGATTGACGCAACGGCGGTGAGGGCAGTTGTCGCCTCCGGGGCACGCCGGGTCCTCGTTGTGGCAGAGGTGGTCGAGGTAGAGGCCGGCGGGTATCGGGCCGACGAGGAGTTCGTAGGCATAGCGGTGGGCGCGGTGCGTGCGTCCCTTGCGTCCGCTGCTGTGGAAGGACCCGTAGTTGCCTCTGGCTTTCGCTGCGGTCCAGATCCAGCAGGAACCGGTTTTATCCACCTTGGCCCAGAAGCGGTCTGCTTCGTCGGGTTGTGCTGCGGGTGCGGGCATCGCGTGTTCTCCTCGCGCGGTGTTGATCACTTGTGGATGGCTGTGGGCGAGCGGTGGTGATCGACTGGCGGTCAGACAGCGGGACGAGGTACGAGGCCAAGGACGACCGCCGACGTGCAGGGCCAGGGGACCGGGAGGCGGACGGTCGACCGGCGCGGGACTTCGAAGGCGTCGAGGGAGCAGCGGACGCTGGTCGTGTAGCAGCGGGTGCAGATCGGGACGCCGTCGTACTCGAACGGTTCGTGGCCGAACGTCTCGGGCTTACTTACTGGCGGGTCAGGTGGGGTCGTCATGGGGTGCTCCTAGGCGGCGGGGGTGATGAGGCGGAGGCGGGTGGGTAGGCGGCGGTGCAGGTCAGGCGGCTTCGCCATGCTCGAACCGGGCGGTCCGGCCGAGGGTGTACGCGGCCTCGACGTGCGGGCCGACGGTGATCCCGGGGTGGAGCATGGGCTTCGTGAGATCGCCCTTGAGGGGCTTCGTCACCGGCCGGCCGACGGGAATCGGCATGGCGCCCCAGCGCTGCCAGACCTCCAGGTCGCCGGGCCGGATGGTGCTCAGGTCGGCACCGAGGTGCTCGAGGTCGGCAGCCGCCATGAGCAGGTGCAGGCCGTACATGGCCGGCGGGAAGTCGCATTCGTCGGAGCAGCGGTGGCACTGCCCGCAGTACGCGGCTCGGGTGACGCTGTGGTGCAGCGGGGTGGCGCCGTTCGTGTCGGGGATCTGCCCGAGGATCAGCAGGCTGGTGCTGCCGCCGTTGTGGCCCATCCCTTTGGTGGGGTGGACGGCATCGGCGAGCAGGGTCATGTCGAGCCGTTCCTGGCTGCCTTTGACCTCGATCCACCAGCCGATGTCGGGGAGCAGGAAGTCGGGCAGGTAGGGGCGGCGTTCGTCGCCGACGAGAAACCCTTGCGGCTCGTACTCCCAGCGGATGCCGAGGTCGTTGAAGACGTGAGCCCAGCGGGCTTCGAGGCGGCTGCGGAAGTGGTGACCGGAGTAGTACGTGTTGATCGCCTGGATGCTCATGCCGCCTCCATGTCGACAATTTCGGCGTAGTGGCCCTGCCAGCCGGCGGTGACGATCGAGTTGTGGCCCATGCGGTTCTTCGCGACGATGAAGTCGAACTCGCCGGCCCTCGGGGACTCGCGGTCGTAGTAGTCCTCGCGGTGCAGCAGGATCACGATGTTGGCGTTGTTCTCGATGCCGCCGGATTCGCGAAGGTCGGACAAGGTGGGTGTCTTGTCGGTGCGGTGTTCGCTGACTCGGTTGAGCTGGGCCGCGGCAATGACGACGATCTTGAATTCCTGGGCGAGTGCCTTCAGGCCCACGGCGATCGAGTCGACCTCGATGACCCGGTTCTGTGCCTTCGCCTCCGCTTTCGCGATCTGCAGGTAGTCGACGATCAGAGCTGCGGGCAGTTCGTCGTTCGCCTGCATCTGCCGCAGCCGCCGCCGCCACCTGGACACCGGCACCGCGGGGGTGTCGTCGATGCGGAGCGGGGCGCGCCGGATCCGCTCCCGGGCCTCGCGCACGGCGGCGTACTGCTGCCGGTCGAGGGTGCGGGCCCGAAGGCCGTGCAGCGGGACGTGCGCTTCGGCGGCGACCAGGCGCTGCCCCATCTGAACGTGGGACATCTCCATCGAGGCGATGAGGACACCGCGACGGTGCTTGACGGCCACGTGGCGGCCGATCCCCAGGAGAACAAGGCTCTTGCCCATGGCGGGTCGTCCTGCGACCACCACGAGGTCGCCGGGCTCCATGGGTGCCACGGACTGGAGGTGGGCCCAGGGCAGCGGGAGGACATCGTCGCGGGGGTTGTCGTACTCGTCGAGGACGGCGTCGACGACGCGGTCGAGGAGCCATTCGCGGGAGTCGGTGCCGCCCTTCGCCGCCGCGGTGAGTTCCTGCAGCTTCGATGCAGCGGAGTCGACGATGCCGGCAGCAGTGTCGTGGTCGGCCTGGGCTGCGTATCCCATCTGCACCAGCTCGGTGCCGGTCTCGATGACGGACCGCAGCAGGGCCTTGCCGCGCAGGACTTCGGCGTAGTGCGCGGCGTGGGCGGCCGTGGGGACGCAGCTGATGAGGTGGTGGATGTAGGCGTGGCCGCCGACCCGCTCGAGGTCGCCCTGCTGGGTCAGCTGGTTGGTGACGGTGATCGGGTCGAGGGGCTGTCCGTTGGCGAACAGGGCAAGCAGCGTGTCAAAGATCCGCTCGTGGGCGGGCTTGTAGAACGGGTACTTCACTCCGTCCACGACCTCGACTACATCGAGGACGGCGGTCCGGGAGAGCATCATGCTGCCCAGGACGGCCCGCTCTGCGTCGGTGTCATTCGGCGGGATGCGCTCGAAGCTGGTCTGGTCGTCGTAGTAGTCGGTCACTGGTGTCCTTGGTCAGGCCGCGTCGGCGGTCCGGTGGGCGGGGTGACATGCGGGGCACGGCTTCTTGGAGCTGGGCTCGGTGCGGAACTTGGCGTTGAATTCGGCGGCGGGGTTGCCGTCTCCGCAGTCGCCGCACCACAGGGGCAGGTTGGAGCCGGACTTGGTGGCGGTCCGCTGGGGAGCCTTGGGCAGGTCGCTGATCCGGATGCGGAGTACCGACATGGGGCGGTGTACGCCGGCTGCGTTCTCGGTGAGCTTGGCGATGAGGTCTGCGTCGAGCCGCCATCCCTGTTCGGTGATGGCTTCGATCAGCAGTGGCGCCATGGCTTTGGCGGAGACGCGGCCGAGGGGCCACGGCTCGGGCAGGTTCATGAGGAAGTCGACGGCGGCGGCGAGGGCCGGATCGTCCTTCTCGCTGCCCGCCTTCCCAGCCGAGTCGACGCCGCGGGGGGTCACGGACGGAGGGAAGGTAGGTGTGGTTAGGGGGATAGGGTCTCCCGCCTGGGTGACCAATGACTCCCTAGCGGGTGACCTTTCTCCCCTAAAGCCCTCCCGGCCGGGTGACCTATCCCCCTGAAAGCCCTCCCTAGCGGGTGACCTTTCACCTTCAAAGGTCTCCCAGCCGGGTGACCTTTCGTTGTTGTGCCAGGCGTGGGGGTCCAGGTCGGGCGACCGCTCGCCCTGGTCGTCCCAGTAGGGCGCCGGCCGCCCGGGGAACTCGGTCTCGAAGGGGATCCGGAACGTGCGCTGGTGGCCGCGGTGGGCGTAGACGAGCTGGCCGCGCTTGTTCTTCAGCGGCTCGCCGTCTTGCCCCTTGATCGGTACACGCAGCTCGATCCCGCGAGCCGCCAGCTTGCCCAGCACCTTGCCGACCTGAGCCTCGTTCTCGAAGCCGGTCTTCCACAGCAGCTTCTGCATGAACTTCCGGCCGTAGCCGATCCGGCTGTCGTCCCAGGCCAGGTCGGCAATGGCCAGGGCGACGACACGCTCGCCGGACGAGATCTCCAGCGGCAGCCGGTCCTCGAACCAGCGGCGGAGCTCGTAGCCCATGGGGTTCTCTCTTCTCGGTAGCGCTGGATGACGGCGGTGTACGGGTGGGGTGGCGGGTTAGGGTCCGGCGCGCGGCCGGCAGCAGCCGGTCACGCGGCGAGCGCCGTCTCGGTCTGGGGCTCGGCGTGCCGCTCGATGTCCTCGCCGGTGATCGCCTCGACGAGGGCGCAGACGATGACCTCGGCGCAGTTCGGGGTCACGGCGTTGCCGTATTGGCGGACGCGTTCGCGCTTGGAGCCGAGGACGATGTAGGCGTCGCCGAACGACATCGCGCGGCCGATCTCGTGGGGCTCCAACATCCGGAACAGGACGTCCTCGATGTCCACGTCGCCCTGGACGAGGGCGTACCGGTCGCGGGTGGAGAGCGTGCCGACAGGCTCGGCGACGGTCTTCGCGGTGCCGTTGCCGTAGTAGGGGACGAGGAGGTCTTCCCAGGTGACGAGCGACTGGTGGCCGGCGGTTGTCATGGTGCGGAAGTACTCGTCAGCGCTCGTGCACATCTGCCCGGCGCCGCCGCGCGGCGTGTTGTTCCGCATGACGAAGGCGGGCAGGTTGGGGGTGACGAGTCCGTGGTGGTTGCCGTTCGCGGATACGGTCCCGACGGGTTCGCCGATGGACCGGCCGCGGAGCTGGTCGCCGCCTCCGCGCATGGTGACCATGAACGGCAGCCAGGCCAGGCCGGTTTCGTTGCGGGCGGTCTGGGTGCGGAGCGGGTTGTTCGCCGAGCCGGGCTCCTTGCCGTCGCGGCCTTCGACAGGGATCAGCAGCGGGGGCACGGCGAGGCCGTGATGTCCGCCCGATGTCGCCACAGTGGCGAGCGGCGCGGTGACCGCCCGGACGCTGCTGCCGCCCCGGAGTTCGGTGATGAAGGGGGGCACGGCCAGGCCGTCGTTCTCCCGCGTGGTGCGGGTAGCCATCGGGTCGGTGACTGGGGTGGCGTCGTTGCGCCACGTGCCGCCAGCCGGGACCATCATCGGCCGGGCGAACTTGTCGAGGCCGGCCTGGATGCGGGCGAGGGTCTTGTCGGCGAGCGGCTTGGCCCGGTCACCGATGCGCTGTCCGGGGAGCGACCAGTCGATGGCGACGGCGGCCGGGAGGGTTTCCGGCTCGACGATCTGGTTGCGGCACGTCGTGTTCGGGCAGCGGTAGACGTATTGCTGGCGGTAGCGGCCCATGTCGCGGCCGGGCTGCTTGAACCGCTGTACGGCCTGCACCCACGTGTCGCAGCCGGTGCACCAGGCGCGCGGCCTCAGCCACTTGTCCCAGTCGGGCGTCCGGCCGAGCGACTTGTGCCAGTAGGCGACGTACAGGCGGTCGCGGGACTGCGGCGCCTTGTGGACGGTGCGCGGGTCGGCGTGCATCGAGTTCAGGGCGATGACCCGGGTCTCGTAGCCGAGCTTGCGGATCTCGCCGATCCACCGGTCCCACTGGTCCCAGGCGCGGACGTCGACGACGTTCTCGACGACGCCCGCCTTGACCAGTCCCCCGCGGGCGATGACGCCGCGCAGGTACATGGGGACTTCCTCCATGAGCGCGCGGGATCGCTCGACTTCCTCGGACGGGCCGAAGCCGTCGAAGAGATCGCCCTGGAGACTGGCGTCGAAGTCCCGCTTCTTGCCGCGGGCGTTGGACCACTGCGGGCATTCCGGGGAGGCCCAGAAGATGTCCGTGACGGGCCACGTCTCGACGGGCGCTTCGCGGATGTCGCCGCGGTAGTGGTCGACGGTGGGGAAGTTCGCGGCGTGCGACTCGATCGCCCGCTCCCAGTGGTTCGCCGCGCGGGCCATGCGGACGCCGGGGATGGAGTGCATGCCCTGGCTGGAGCCTCCGGCGCCGCAGAACCAGTCCATGACCGTGAGGTCGGTGTCGTCGTGGCGGTACATCAGGCGGCGGCCCTTTCCGTGTTGGGGTGGGTGACGGTGCGTTTCCGTGGGGGCGTTCCGGCCCACATGCCGTGGAGGCTGATGTCGGCTTGCCCGGCGAGCGTGTTGGCGTGGGCGTCGCACTCGCGCCGAACCGGGCAGCGTTCGCAGATGAGGCGGGCGTCGCGGTAGGTGTTGCCGGGCCGGTCGGCCGCCCACAGGTCGGGGTCGGTCTGTGCGCAGCGGGCGTCGGCCATCCAGTCGTAGCGGCTCACGCGGCCACCTCCAGCGCGTACTCCGGGTGGTCGCGGAAGGCGTGTTCGACGTAGGCCTTGGAGACGCCGAGTCGTGCGGCGGCGGTGGCCTTGCTGACGCCGGTGGTCCGCATGATCCAGTTGGCGTCTTGGGCGACGATCTCCCGGCGGGTGACGCCGTAGAGCGGCTCGAAGTCCGGGTCGTCGATCGCGCCCGGGTGCCGGTCCCAGTAGGTGGGGGTGGGCCAGCGGTTGGCGGCTGCCCGCTTGGTGGCCCGGGAGATGTTCCGCTTGTCGACGCCGTGCCGGGCCGGCTTCCGGTTGCGGAGGAGCTCGTAGGCGTCGGCGACGCTGGAGGCCGTGCTGGCGAGGACGGTCTTCCGCTGCAGCAGGGCGCTCATGTTGTTCACGCTGAGGACGGTGTGCGGGGCGATCCGTTCGAGGGGGAAGCCGATGGCGACGAGTGCCTGTACGCGGCGGATGGTGCCGGTCGCGTCGATGCGGCCGGTGGTGATGTTGTCGGGTGTGACGGCGAGGAGTTTGGCCTGTGTGGTGGTGGTGCAGCGTTGGCGGCGGGAGCGGCGGTTGCCGTACTCGTGGTGGGTGAAGCTGCGGACGGCGAGGTAGGAGAGTCCGGTGGCGGCGGCTACGGCGTGGATGGTGATGCCTGCGGCGTACAGCTTGAGGAGGTGCTGGCGGACGGGTTCGGCGTCGACGTAGCGTCCGGGTTCGCCGCTGGCTTTGGCGCGGTAGCGGGCGCGGTCCCACTGCCGGTAGCGGTCGACGCATTCGGGCAGCCGACACCGGTAGTCGGTGTAGCAGGTGAGGGTGTTGTGGTTCGGCGGCTGGCGGTGGGCGGTCACGGCTGCGGGTTCTCCTTCCGGTGTGCGGGGTGGTTGGCGTAGGACTGGATGCGGCGGATGTCTCGGCGGGTGAGGTGCCGGTCGCCGCGGACGGCGTGGACGACGGCCCACACGGCGGCGGTGAGTATGGCCCCAGCGAAGACGAGGGCGGGGAGAGCGGTGATGAGGCGCTCGGTCACGCGGCGGCCCTCCTCGCTGCGGCGGTGCCGCGCCAGGTGCGGACTCCGCTGTGGTGGGTGGTGGGGCGCTCGGAGCAGGCCCAACCCGCCTTCTTCACGTAGCCCTCGTCCTGCAGCAGGGTCATGAGCCGGCCCCAGTGGGCTTGCGGGTTGGGCGGGGCGGACAGTTGGTGGGCGTCGGCGATCTCGAAGCAGGTGAAGGTGCGGCCCGTTGCAGCGGCGGCTATGAACTTGGGCCAGACCTCGGCGAGCCAGGTGTCGTAGTCCTCCGCCTGCCGCTGCGTCTTCGTCTTGCGGGGCTCGGGGACGCTGCCGTCGAGGGCGGGCTGCACGCTGGCGGTCACCGGGCCGCCTCCTCGAAGACACTGTTGACCAGCGCGTTGTGAGCGTCGACGGCGACGTTGAAGCAGTCGATGCACAGGAACGTGACGGGCTTCTCGATGCCGGGCTCGTCCCACGGCTGGGCGGGCGCCTGCCAGCGGAACAGCCGCTTCTGCTGGGTGCAGTCGGGGCACTGGCCGTCGCGGCTGCTGCCGACGATCAGGGCCTCTTCCTGACGGAGCAGTTCGGCCTCGTGCTCGCTGTAGGTGATGCCGCAGCCGGTGCAGTCGCCGGGCCGGAAGATCGAGCCGTGGGGCGGCTGGCAGGGGAAGCTGTGCTTGCAGAGCGATACCTTCATGGCGGTGTGGTCTCCTGGTGTTGTCGGGCGCCCGCCTGTTTGCGGCGGGCGGGAGCCCGGAGGGGATGGGCTAGTCGGTGCTTCCGGGCTCGAGGGCGGGCCGGGTCGGCTCGCTGAGGTAGTCGGGCGGGACGTCGAGCGCGTCGGGCTGCCAGTCGGTGCGGACGGTGCCGTCGTGGGCCATGGCGCGGGCGAGTTCGGCGCTCTTCGGCAAGGCCTTGAAGTGGTTGCGCAGGACGGTCTTCTTGGCCATCTCGTCGTAGCTGTTTCGCCAGGCGGGGCTGTTCTTCGAGGGCAACTTCTCGCGCCGCTCTTCGATCTCCGCCGGGTACATGACCTTGAATGTCCGGCCGCCATTGATCAGGCGGGCCACGGAGTAGTAGGCGATCGCCTTGCCGCGGGGCCCCGTCTTGCAGGGACGGTGGACGAGCTTCTCCTCGAGGCCTTCCTCGTGCTCGAAGTAGTCGTTCTCGCGGACGGTCTCGACCTTCACCGACGACGCCATCGGGTGCTGGTAGAAGAGCGTCACCATGCCCTGGTAGCCGAGCTGGAACGTGGCCTCCCCCTTGTAGGGGACGATGAACGCCTCCTGCGTCGGCGAGCCCGGCTCGAAGCCCAGCTGCGAGCAGGTCATGAGCGCGCCCAGGAAGGACTCGGTGGTGCAGTTGGCGAGGTCGGGGTTCTTGCGGATCAGGGTGAGGGCGATGCGGGCGATGCGATCCGCGTCCATGTGCTTGGGGAGGGCGCGGGCGATCTCTGGCTTCATGCGTTCGATCTGCTGCGCCATGGTCGGCTTCGACTGCTGGCTGGCCTGCTCGACTTGGCCGACGTTTTCGGCGCGTCGGGCGACGGCGTTGCGGGCGTTGCTGGTCACTGGTTCTCCATGACGATGTTGAGGACTCGGGTGGGCTCGCCCCGGTACGGCTCGGGGTCGAGGTCGGGGTCGAGGTCGAGGGCGGCGGTCTTCCAGCTGATCTGGCCGAGCCGGGGCCGCCACGTGTAGGCGAGTTCGCCTCGGATGTAGACGTCGGTGCCGTCGCCGGCCAGTGCCTTGAGGTGGTTGTCGGCCTCGGTGAGGGCGATGTCGGCGGCGGCCATCTGCTCCTGGGCGGTGGCCCGGATGTTCAGCCACTTCTCGACTTCGGCGGCGTCGGCGACGACGTCCTTGCGGGTCGGCTTGGCGTGGAGCCGGTCGAGGAGCTGGCCGGTGGCGTGGCTGCCGTCGAGGGGCGGCCGGGTGCCGGTTTCGACCCAGCCCCAGAACTCGGCGGCGATGGCGAGGAGGTTGTCGATGAGCTGCTCGTCGCGCTCGAGCCGGTGGACGATGGTGCGCTGCCCGCCGATCAGGGCTGCGGTGTAGCCGAACGACCAGCCGGTGACCATCAGTTGCCACTGGACCTGTACTTGCACGCCGACCGGCGGCTCCTCGAGCCAGTCGTCCAAGGCGTAGCTCGAGCGGGTCTTCAGTTCGACGACCCCCGGCAGACCGTCTTCTTCGGTGGTGCGGTCGAGGTTGACGAGCGCCCAGGGGATGTCGGGCAGGCGCAGGGTGCCGGGGTTTTCGAAGACAGGCAGGCCGGTCTTCTTGGTGAAGCGGCTGGCGACGAACGGCTCCAGGTCGTGCCCGTTCTCGGCGGCCTCGTTGAGGACTTCGTCGATGCGCGGGGGCACGGTCTGGCCGGTCTTCTTCAGCCAGATCTCGAGCGGGGATGTCCACTTATTGAAGCCGCAGATCGCGGCGATGTCGGAGCCGCCGATGCCGGACTGGCGGACGGCGTGCCACTCCTCGCGGGAAGCGTCCGGCTCGAGCGCGACGACGGCGCCGGACGGGTAGGTGGCGGTGGTCATGCCGCCGCCTTGCCTGCGGCGATGGCCTGCAGGGTGGCGATGCCGTTCTCGTCGTACTTGGCGAGGGTGATGGCGGCCCCGTAGTCGGGGAACGCGTCGAGGAGCCGGGCCCGGTGGGTCATGTCGGCGCGGTCGATGAGGCTGATGAGGGATTCGGTCCAGTCGCCGGCCGGGTAGCCGCCGGGGTGGCCGAAGTGGGACAGCACGTGGGCGGCGATCTCGCGGCTGAAGGTGGGGCTGCTGGGGCTCATGTGGCTCTCCTGAGGGTGTTCAGGGTGTGCGGATGGGCGGGCCTCCGCCCCGCCGGGGGGTGGTCGGGGCGGAGGCCCTCGGGTGGCGCCCGGAGCTTGGGGGGAGGCTCGACAGGCGCCCGCTATGGGGGACGTGGGTCAGGCCGCGGGTTCGGGTTCGTCGCGATGCGCCCAGGCGGGCACGTGCGCGGGATCCCGGCGGGCCATTGGCGACAGGTGCAGCGGCACCGGCTTGATGCAGTGCTGCCGGATCTCGTCGACGCTCAACTCCTGCGTCTTCGTAACCGCGGTCTCGGCCTTGCAGGCGATGTCGAGGCGGCGCCGCAGGTCGTCGATCTGCCGCTGCATGCCGTCCACGACCTCGGCGTGCCGGGCGTCGATGCGGGCGATCACTTCGGCGTGAGCGAGGTCTTGGTCCTCGAGCTGAAGGCGGAGAGCCTGGATCAGGCGGTCGGCGCCAGCCCGCATGCCCTTCTGCCGTTCGACCTCGTCCACGGCGCGGTGCTTACGGGGCGGCCGGTCGAGCAAGCCGAGGCGGATGGGCAGCAGGCCGAGGTTCACCGGATGTCCTCCTTCAGGTGCTGGCTGGCGGCGGTTTCGATGGCGATCTGCGCTTCGAGCTCCAGGGCCCGGGCGGTGAGGCGGAGGTTGAGGAGTCGGATGAGCGCGTTGAACAGGCCCGCGGTCGGCGACAGGCGGGGTGGCGGGGCGGTCATGCCACAGCCGCGGGGAACTCGTCCCAGGTCCGCCCGTCCAGTTCTCGGCCGGCCTTGCCCTTGCCGACGCGTCGCATCTCCCAGCGGTGGCCGAGGTCGTCGATCGGGTCGCCGACGAGGACGTTGCGCCGGTCGGACGGGCGGCCGATGACCTTCCAATCCGTGGGCTGGTACTCGCCCCACTGCTTGAACAGGTAGGGCACGCCCGCCGCTTGGGCCTGATCCCGGATGCTGCGCGCCCAGTCAGGGCTCATCGGTCGGGCTCCGCGCCCGGACTCGCCGCCAGCGATGACCCAGCCGATCGGCTGGCCGTTCGGCCGTCCGTTGCCGGTGTGGCTGCCCGTCCAGTGGCCTTCGCGCCCGCAGTCCGGGCAGTGCTGCAGGAGAGGGCCGCTGTAGAAGCGTCGGCAGTCGGGACCCTGGCAGCGCCAGCTGGCGTGGCCTTCCGGCATCCATGCGGTGAGGTCGACCGGCCCGAGGAGTGGTTCGCACGACAGGAAGCGGACTGCAGCCGCCGTGTCGACGAGGGCAGGGATGCGCAGGTCGGCACGCTTCTGGTCCTCGACGCTCACGCCCAACCACACGTTCGGAAGCGGCCAGACGGTGTCGTACAGGGCCAGTGCGGTCTCCTCGTCAGGCGCGGCTTCAAGGAGACTCTGACCGCCGTCGATGAGGCTGCCGACCAGCGAGCGCATCCGGCCGTGCCGCTTCGTCAGCACCTGGTAGGTGTGCTGGGGTGTCCGGGCCATCACAGCGAACACCTGGGCGATGTACGAGTCGGGGATGTCCTTGTGGAACAGGTCGGACATCGAATTCACAAAGATCCGCTTGGGCTTGCGCCACTTCAGCGGCAGTGCCAGCCGCTCGGGGCGGAGGGTGACGTCGAAGCCGTTCTCGAAGTGGTGGCCGGGGATGCCGCGCCACCGTTCGGCGAACGTCTCGGCGTAGCAGTTGTCGCAGCCGGGCGACACCTTCTCGCAGCCGGTGACGACGTTCCACGTCGCGTCCGTCCACTCGATCTTGGAGGACTCGCTCATGCCGCCACCCGCCGTTCCTGCTGCTGCCAGGTGGTGAGCTGGTTCGTCTTGGCGTGCCACGTCTGGGCCTGGTTCCAGTCCGCGCCCGGGAACGCACCCTGCAGCAGGGATGCGATCTGGCGGGAGCCGCCCGGCGGGATACGCACGGGCTCACCGTTGGCGTCGAGGGCGCGGGCCACGAAGACGCGCTCCTGCGGGCCCTGCGTGTCCGTCCACACCGGGGCGAGGAGGATCGATGCGGCGGCCGGAGCGTGCTGGTGGAGCCGGTACGGGAGCCGGGAGTGGTGGCGTCGGCGCCGGGACGCGGAGGCCTTACGCGGCCGGGCGGGCAGGTGTTCGGCGACGAGCATCACGACGTCTTCTCCTTGGTCGTGGGGGTCCATCCGGGGTAGTCGGCTTCGCAGGAGCAGCCGTTGGGACAGGCGCAGGCGAGGGCGGCGAACGCGTGGTCGGCGGGGTCGAGCTGGTGCCGGAACTCGGCGGCGACACCGGCGGCCAGACGCTGGGCCGCGAGGGCCTGCAGGTCGGCCTCCAGACGCGCGAGCGGCACATCCAGGGCGGAGATCGGGCGGGTCACCGGGCCGCCTCCGCCGTCTCCCGGGCGGCGTCGTACACCGGCGTGAACTTGAACTCGCGGCGCCACCGGTAGCTGGGATCCGTCGACTGCGTCTCGCGCCACTCGATCGGGCCGTGGCACTTCCGCATCGGGTTGTGCATCCACTCGCGGCGGAATGCCTCCGCTCCGCACCCCGGGCAGATCACCAGCGGGCCGATCTTCGACTCGAAACGGTTCGCCTTGAAGGCGTCCTGCCGCTGGTACTTGTCCGGCCGCTCGAACTCCAGCGAGCCGTCCAGAACCTCGGCGCCGTCGAGCGACAGATCGGTGGGGTCGTTGCCCCAGTAGGCGAGGGCCTGGTCCTCGGTCTCGGCCTCAACCCAGATGACCCGGGTGACCGTCTCCGTGACGATGATCGGGAAGCTGCGCTCCATCACGCCCCAGGCGTCGCGGGGCGTCTGGTGGTCCAGCAGTTCCTGCACGTCCCAGTCGGGCTCGTTCGGCTGCAAGCGGGGCCAGTGCTGACCCAGGTAGCTGTGGTCGCCGCGGTGCTTCAGTTCCAGGTCGCAGTCCGCGTAGGTCTTGCCGGGGTTCGGCTCGCCGCACTTCATGCCGCACCGCCCTCGACTTGCTCGCGGATGCCTTCGGCGTCGCACGGCTTGCTGCCGCCGCGGCACCGGCACAGTCCGTCACGCGCGATGTAGTAGGCCTCCCCCCACGAGAGGGAGTCCTGCTTCTCGCCGACCGTCTTGAAGTCCTCGGCGACCTGCCAGCGGATGTCGCGCTCGATCTCGGCGCGGAGCTGGGCGATCAGTGCCTGCGCCTCGGCCGTCGTCCGCGTGGCGTGCAGCGTGTTCGTGATCTGCTCGCTGGCGGGGAGGGCTCGCTCGGCCTCAAGCTTGGCTCGGACGCGGGCCTTCGCGGCCTCACGATCAGGAGTAGTGGATGATGTAGGCATTGATCTGCCTCTTCTCTTCGGAGTGGTGAGGGGTGGATCGGCGGCTCTGTGGCCGCGGGGCCCCGGCTGCCGGTGACGGCCGACGGTTGGGGCTCAAAGCCGCTCAGGCGGCGAGGGAGGTGGGGCGCCGTCGGGCCGACCGGATCGGAGGGCCGATGCGGGTGCTGGCGTAGTAGGCGTCGAGGTCCTCGCGGCTGATGCGGATGGCGCCGCCCTTGCCTTCCTGGCTGGCGCCGAGTCGCTCGCTCCTGATGGCGCGCAGCACGGTGTCGTAGCTGCACTTCAGGAGCCATGCCGCCTCCGGGACACTGAAGAAGGGGGCGTTCAGGTCCTCCGGCTTGATGGGGGTGCGGGGGGACTGCTTGGTGGGCACGTCACTTCCTTTCTGGTGGGCTGTGGGGGGTGCGGAGGAGGTCGGTGTCGTTCGCGTCCAGGGCGGCTCTGAGGGCCTGGTAGTGGCCAGGTCTCATGCGGGTGCGGACGCCGCGTTCGAGCTTTCGCAGGTAGTTGGCGGTTATGCCGACTTGGTCTGCGAGTTGCTGGACTTCCATCCCCGCGTTCATGCGCTTGGTGCAGATAGCCGTCCCGTCCACCTCGAAGGTGGTTGGGGTCTGTGCCATGCGAAGAAGTTACCTACAGATGCCCACGCTGTCTAGGCATCTGGGTGCATCTGTTGAACATTTACACCGAAGGATGCCGACAGATGCCCACTGACCTGCGTAAAGAGGGGGTCTAGATTGGGCCTAAGTGCCTTACAGTCCTGGCTGGTCCCCGCCAGTCCTGCCAAGATGAGCCCATGCCCACCGCCGGAGAACGTGACTACGAGAGGCTGGCGACACTCGCCAGACGCCGCCGAGCCGAGCTCGGCCTTGCCCTGAACGACGTGAACGCCAAAGCCGGCGGCCTCTCCAACCGAACCTGGCAGCGCGTCGAGAAGGGCCTGGAGATCCGCGAAACCAACTACGTGAAGATCGACGGACTCCTTCAGTGGGCACCCGGCAGCTGCCTCCTCGTCCTCGACGGAGGCGATCCGGTACCCGTGGCCGACGCAGCGGACGCCCCCGGATTCCAGAAGTCACCCATCCCGCTGAGCCCCGACGAGCGCGCCGAGCAAGCACGGGAGGCCGTACAGCTCGCGCTGGTTGGTACGGCGAAGGGTGCAACAGCGGAAGAGATCCGCGCGTGGAGCGATCAGGCCGTGCAGGAGCTACGCAAGCGCGGACTGATCTAACCGAAGTTCACCCTAAAGAAGTACAACCATTTGCCTTTACTGGTTTGTTACACGTTTTCCACAGACCTCTTCGGTCCCAATCAGTCCCAACAAGCCCACGACATGGCAGAGTCGATCTAACGTCCTCGGAGGCTTCCCACAGGCGACATAAGGGGGAGCCATGCAACAACAAGGCGCACTCATAGTCGACTACGGGCCAGCGTTCGGCGGAACCGCCGCCCGCACCGACAAGGGGATCGTCTGCGTAGTACCGGTCCAGGCCCGCACCAGACCCGAACTGAAGGCACTGATGCGGGAGATGGTCACGGAGCTCGGCGGTGAATGCGGTCACTGCCCGAACTGCCCGCTCGGGCAGCAGGGCTGAGATCATGGATGGTGCGGAGAGCCCGGACGGTAGGGGTACCTGCCGGGCCCTCGCGCACCACAGCATCACGAGGGGCGGCCATGGCCAGACGCGCACAGGACATCTACGTCGAATGGCGCGGCGGCACCTGCCGCGTGAAGTGGTGGTCCGGCGAGTACCACGACGACGGCCGAAAGCGCTTCGAGTCCAAGGGTGGATTCACCGACGAGGACGAAGCCTTCCAGCACGGCCAGGACAAGCTGTACGAGATCCGCCACGGCACCCACGTCAAGAACCGTGACGGTGCCACCCTCATGTCCGAATGGCTCGACAGCTGGCTCGACGGCCTCGACCACGCGCATCTGACAGAGCAGAATTACCGGTCCATCGTCGAGACGCACATCCGCCCGTACTTCAAGAAGCGCAACGCCGCGGTCGCCGACATCGACGTCATGGCCTACCGGGCCTTCCGCAAGCACATCAATAGCGTGCTGAAGCCGAGCACCGCGAAGAAGGTCATGACGATCCTCGGCATGATCCTCGACGATGCGGTGCCCCGGCTCATCAAGGTCTCCCCCGTCGAACGCACACGGCGCCGCGGCAAGTACACGCGTAAGCCGAAAGAGCGTAAGCGCGACATGACAGCCGAGGCCGTAGAGGCGCTGGCCCGCAACGCGCGCACGCTGCTGGGTGCGTCCGGCTATGCGTTCATCTGGACGATGGCGATGACCGGGATGCGGCCGGCCGAGCTGTACGGGCTCACCCGCGAGTACTGCTATCCCAACTGGCCGGCCTCGGACCTCCGGTTGAACCCGGACGAGGAGGACCGCTACGAGGACGACGTGGAGCGGTATGGCAAGGGCGACGGTCTGATGCCCGCCATCCGCGTCGAACGCCAGGTGCAGTACCAGGACAGCGCGCTGACGTTCATGCCGCCCAAGTACGAGAGCTACCGCAGCCTGGTCATCCCGCCGTTCCTCGCCAGCCTGCTGGAGGAGACGCTCGCCGGCCACGACAGCAAGTGGGTGTTCCCGGCCCTCAACGGCAGCAGCCTGGGCGCCATGAACTTCTCCTACATCTGGTGGCGGCCGATCGCCGACGGGGCCGAGGAGCGTGTGGGGAGGCAGGCGCGTTGGAACCGGCCGGCGCTTCCGGCGGTGCCGTCGTTCGAGGGGAAGCGTCTGTACCTGGTCCGGCACGGGCACAAGGCGTGGCTGGACGAGGACGGGCACAGCCGGTATGCGGTGGAGGCCCGCATGGGTCACGAGCTGCCGGGCGTTGAGGGGACGTACTCATCCGTGACGGTGGCGATGGAGCGTGCCATCATGAAGACGTTGCAGGAGCGTTGGGAGCGTCTGCAGGAGCAGCTGCGGCGTGCGGAGAGGTAGCCGGTTTCCCACTTCTTTCCCAGTCGGGGGACTGGGATCAAGTGCCCCGCAGGTCAGCGCGATTTGGGGGCTCATTCCCTCAAGTACTACGACTTCTTCATCTACGGCAGCGCCGCCGCCCTGATCTTCCCGACGGTCTTCTTCGACGAGTCCGACCCGGCGACGGCGACCCTGCTGTCGCTGGCCACGTTCGGTGTCGCGTATGCGGCGCGACCGATCGGCGCGCTGTTCCTCGGGCACTTCGGCGACCGGCTGGGCCGTAAGAAGATCATGGTCTTCACGCTGATGCTGATGGGTCTGTCGACGTTCCTGATCGGCTGTCTGCCCACCCGTGACCAGGTCGGCACCCTCGCCCCGGTCCTCCTGGTGACCTGCCGGGTCCTGCAGGGCATCTCGGCGGCCGGTGAGCAGGCCAGCGCCAACTCCATGACGCTGGAACACGCGCCGGCCGACCGGCGCGGCTTCTTCACCAGCTTCACCCTGAGCGGTACGCAGGGCGGGCAGCTGCTCGCCACCCTGGTCTTCATCCCGATCGCCGCGCTCCCCGAGGACCAGCTGCTGTCGTGGGGCTGGCGGGTCCCGTTCTGGATGAGCATCGCGGTCGCCGTCGTCGGCTACGTCATCCGCCGCACGCTGGAGGAGACGCCGGCCTTCACCCAGCAGAGCGCGTCCGAGGGCGTCGCCAAGCTGCCGCTGGCCGTGCTGATGCGCGAGCACTGGGCGGACGTGCTCCGGGTGATCGCGGGCGCGCTGGTCGCCTCGGTGTCCACGATCTTCACCGTGTGGGCGCTGGCGTACGGCACGAGCGAGTCGGTCGGGCTGTCCCGTTCCTCCATGCTGTGGGTGGGCGCGCTCGCCAACCTGGTCGCCCTCGGCGCGATCCCGCTGTGGGCCACGCTCTCCGACCGCATCGGCCGCCGCCCGGTGTTCCTGACCGGCGCGGCCGGCAGCGCGGTGATGATGTTCGTCTACCTGTGGGCGATCTCCACCGGCGCCTACCCGCTGGTCCTGATCCTCGGCATCATCACCTTCGGTGTCGTCTACAGCGCGGCGAACGGCATCTGGCCCTCCTTCTACGGCGAGATGTTCTCCACCCGGGTCCGGCTGTCCGGCATGGCCATCGGCACCCAGATCGGCTTCGCCATCGCCGGTTTCGCGGTCACCTTCGCCGCACAGATCGCCGGCCCGGACGGCGACGACTGGTTCGCCGTGGCCCTGTTCACCGCGGCGCTGTGCGTCCCGCCGGTGCTGGCCGCCCTCACCGCCCGTGAGACGCACAAGATCCCGACCGAACTCCTCGGCGAGCGCGCACCGCGCGAGAAGGCCGACCGGGAGCGGATCGCGGCCTGA